GCAATACTGGCCCGCATCTACTGCGGCTGGTGATGCAGTAGCTATTGTTGCTGACGATCCTGACCAAGTGTTCAAGGGTGTTGTTTGTTCTGCTACTACCGCTGTTGCTTCTGGCGCCCGTGCAATGATCGGCCAAAACTTGGCTATGATCAATAACACAGGTAGCACTGCAACTGGTAACTCCAAGAACGCAATCTTGGCCCCTAGCGATACGCCCGCCACCACTTCGTCCTTGCCCGTTCGCGTGCTTGGCTTGGTGAATGATACGGCTGTTAGTTTGGGAACCGTAACCTACACCAGCATCTCTACCGCTACTGTAACTTGCTCGGCTCTGCCGTTCGCGTTGCCTGTTGGTACTGACGTTGGTTCGCTGGATTCAAACGGTCAATACGTTTCGTCCGGTTCGTTTGTTGACACCGCTGCTGCTGCCGGTGCTACATCGTTTATCATGAATCAAGCTCCTGTTGCTACGTTGAACACAACTATTGTGTTGATGCAGTATCCTGAGATTCTGGTCAAGATCAACTTTGGTCAGCATCAGTATTACGCTGGCACCAGCATTGCCTAAGGAGTAACTCAAAATGGCTATTTCACGCGCACAACTACTTAAAGAGTTGCTTCCAGGGCTTAACGCCTTGTTCGGTCTGCAATATAAGACCTACGATCAAGAACACGACGAGATCTACGAAACAGAGACCTCTGAGCGTTCTTTTGAAGAGGAAACTAAACTGTCTGGCTTCTCTGCTGCACCTGTCAAAAACGAGGGCTCCGCTCTTGCTTATGACAATGCTCAAGAGGCATGGACTGCACGCTACAACCACGAAACCATTGCTTTGGGCTTCAGCTTGACTGAAGAGGCTATTGAGGACAACCTCTATGACTCTTTGTCGGCTCGCTATACCAAAGGTCTGGCTCGCGCTATGGCGTACACCAAGCAGGTTAAAGCTGCTGCTGTTCTAAATAACGGTTTCTCCTCGGCTTATGTCGGCGGTGACGGCGTTTCTCTGTTCAACAGCGCTCACCCCCTGGTGTCTGGTGGTACTAACAGCAACATTCCTGCGACCGCAGCTGACTTGAATGAGACTTCGTTGGAAAACGCAGTTATTCAGATCTCCCTGTGGACGGATGAGCGTGGCCTGTTGATTGCCGCTAAGCCCAAGAAGCTGATTGTTCCTCCTGCTCTGCAATTCGTTGCTACTCGTTTGCTGGAAACCGAACTCCGCGTCGGCACCACTGATAACGATATCAATGCGTTGAAGAACAATGGTTCTATCCCTGGCGGTTACACAATTAACCACTTCTTGACCGACAGCAACGGCTGGTATTTGACCACCGACGTTCCTAACGGCATGAAGCACTTTGTGCGTAGCCCGCTATCGACTGGCATGGACGGTGACTTTGACACCGGAAACGTCCGTTACAAGGCCCGCGAACGTTATTCGTTCGGCTGGTCTGACCCCCTGGGTATGTACGGTTCCGCTGGAGCGTAATCAGTAAGAGAGGGTTAACTATCCTCCCACTAGGGCTCCTTCGGGAGCCCTTTTTATTTGTTGCTAACCAACTAAAACCATGATATATTGCAGCTAATCCGGGGTTTCCGGTGCATCAAACAGTCCCGGCTGACGACATACAGATTGATGCACTTTACTTGTATGTAAGGACACATATCATGGGATTCGCAACTCACCTAGGCCCTTGGCTGCTTGGCACTGTTAAAAATACAACCGGCACCACTGCTGGCACTATCCGCAATATGGGCGCAACTACTGTTGCTCAAACTTATACGGCCCCTGCTTCTGTTATTTTGGCAAGCCCTACAGCACAACAGATGTTTGTGCTACCTGCTGGCGCTAAGATTCTTCGCTTTGGCCTAGAAGTTAATGTTGCCCTGACTGGCGCGTCTAACTGCGGCGTTACCATCGGTAGCAGCGGCACTGCCAACTTGTACATGGCTACGGTCAACACTGGCACTTCAGCGGTTCAGACTTCTCCAGCCACGATTGCAGCGGCTACTTCAGGTGTTTATGACAGCATTGGCACAACTGATGCGATTATCTTTGGTACGTTTACCGCAGCTACTGCTGACGCTACTGCTGGTACGATTACTGTTACTGTTGAGTACATCGTTCGTGACTCTGACGGTTCGGCTAACCCAACGTCTGCTTAATTAATCTCGGGGGTTTCGGCCCCTGATTCATAGGAGATTGATTATGATGCAAACAGACGTTAAAGCCGTCCATTTGGATGCAAGTGGTGTGGGTTTTGCAGGCCGTACCAGAGTTCGTGGTTATCAAGTTGCTCCGGGTGGAACTGCCGGGGAAATCCAATTTTATGATAACGCCACAACCAATGCTGGCAACAATTCGCTAACTCTACACGTTACAACTAACACAGCCGTTATTGCGACATTGATACCCGGTGAAGGTGTATTGTTTCAAAATGGGTTCTATGTAGTGTTACCAGCAAGCGCCTCTATCACGGTGTTTTATGGCTAAGTCAGCAGCATGGACTCGCAAAGAAGGCAAGAACCCCAATGGTGGCCTGAACGCCAAGGGACGCGCCTCGGCCAAAGCGCAAGGCATGAATTTGAAACCTCCCCAGCCGGAAGGCGGCAAACGGCGCGACTCTTTCTGTGCAAGGATGACTGGAGCCAAAAAGAAGTTGACGAGCGAGAAAACTGCAAAAGATCCAAAGTCCCGAATTAATTTGGCGTTAAAAGCTTGGAAGTGCTGATATGGACTTGCCTGTTTGGAATGCCATTCTTTCTTTTATATCAGCAGCTTTGTTGTTGTGGGTAAAAGTTTCTCACGATGAAGTGAAACGCATTAGCATTCTTCTTAGCAAAACCCGTGAAGAACACGCGGAAAAGTTTGTCAACAAGAATGATATGCACGCTGACATTAACCGCGTTTTAGCCAGGCTTGACCGCCTGGATGAGAAGCTGGATGCTTTTATGAAGGAGCAACGCAGTGCCATCGGTTAGCAAAAAACAACACAATTTCATGGAAGCGATAGCACACTCGCCATCGTTTGCCAAGAAGGCTGGAGTCCCGCAATCCGTGGGCAAAGATTTTTCCAACGCGGACAAGGGCCGCAAATTCTCTAAAGGTGGTGATATGGCTACAAAAATGGGCAAATTTGAAAAAATGGGCAAAGACGTTGAAAAACGCGGCATGAAAGAAGGCTCCAAAAAGGATATGGCTATGGATCGTATGCAAATGATGGGCATGAAAAAAGGCGGCATGACAAAAATGGCCGGCGGCGGCTCTGCCTCTAAGCGTGCTGATGGCATTGCATCCCGTGGCAAAACCAAGGGAACCATTGTTAAGATGAACAAGGGCGGAATGTCCTGCTAAGGAATTGTCATGGCTAAAGATCCAAAATACCCCGACTACACCCCTGTGGATGAGCCGGTTAAGAAGCCTAAAAAGCAACCTAAACCAAAAGCTATGGATGATTCCATGATGGATGAGTCTACTGAAGCATTTGCTAAGGGTGGTTATGTTCGCAAGGCTGATGGTTGCGCTACTCGCGGCTTGACTCGCGGAAAGATGGTGTGACATGGCTGCGGCTAAGCAAGTATGGGACAAGCCAAGGCCAAAAAGTCTTGGTAAACCTAAAGCTTTGACTCCCGCTAAAAAAGCCAAAGCCAAAGCTGCGGCTAAAGCGGCCGGCCGTCCGTACCCAAACCTGGTTGACAACATGAGAGCTGCAAAATGATTGCAAGTCGCGGCATGGGAGCTATTAGTCCTGATAAGATGCCCAAAGGCGTCAGGAAAAAGCGTAGGGACAACACTGACTTTACTCAATACGCTGGCGGTGGAGAAGTCAACTTGATCACTGATACAGTTAAACGCAAGCGTAAAAAATCTAAATTTAAGGATTAATCATGAGTATCTACAACCGCCTGACCCAACGCGACGCTCCCGTTGCCGGCCCTAATCCCAACATGACGCCAATGACGCGAAAGCCTATGAGCTTGCGTGATGCTGTAAAAAAATACGCAAAAGGCGGCAATATTAGCGACCAATACAATCCGCAGGAAGATGCGTCGCAAAATCAAGGTATTGATCCAAGTGCTATTGAACAAATTTTGCGTATGGTTCAAGCACAAAGCCAGCCTCAAGGTACAACGCCACCACCTCCGCAAATGGCAAGTGGCATGGGGTATGCAATACCTGATCCTTATGGAACATATACGCCTATGGATACTCCTCAAGTAGGACAGCCTGGTGTTCCTACTGGAACTAATGAACCACGCCCAACCCCTCAGGTAGTGCAGCCTCAAGATATGCGCTATAAAGAAGATCCACGCCCAGTTCCTCCAGTTCCTCAAGATTATCGCTATAAAGAAGATTTTGATCGTGGCCCTTTTGATTATGGCCCAACCCCTCAAGTAGACCAACGCCCAGAGCCTTTGGGGTATACAAATCGCGTTAATCCAGATGGCACTATTACAAAAATAGGTTACAACGGGGAACCAATTGATAGTTATACGCCAGAACAAAAAGCTATAAATGATGCAACTTATGGCATTAATCAACCTATATATGATTACGTTTTCCAAGGAAACGGTGAAGGATATAAAAAAGTATTGATAGCAACTCCAATTCCAGGGATGCCAGGCGTTTACCAGCGCGCTAAAGATGGCGCTATGGTTGATAAATCTGGGAATGTGCTTGGAGCAAAAACAGGCCCAAGTAAGCCTATGGATTCAGATGTACGTCCGCTACCAACGCCACCAACCATTGAGTCCGCATTCACTTTGCGTGATTTTAATACTCCTGATTTGGATGCGCCTTATCCACTTGCCCCGCAATATCCAGAACCAGTTCCTATTGCTGCAACTCAACAGCCATATTCAGTAATGCCACAACCGGCTTACGATCAAGGCTATAACGCAGGATATAGCACGCCTTCTAATTTAATGAGTCTTTTAGGCGGTCTTGGACAAGCCCCCGCAGCAACTGGTGGCTCATTGGGTGCAGGAGGCTTTGGAGGAAGTCTTGGTGGCGGCCTTACAGGAGGTTTACCAGGCTCTCCAAAAGCATCGCCAAGTAATGCGCAAAATTCCAATTCATTAGATGCATTGATTAGTATGCTTCAACAACGGAATCGGCCATGACAACAACTGGGTCTACGTCTTTTAATCTTGAGTTTACGGAACTCGCTGAAGAGGCGTGGGAGAGGGCTGGCCGCGAGATGCGGTCGGGTTACGATTTGCGCACTGCCCGCCGCTCTCTTAACCTAATGACAATTGAGTGGGCTAATCGTGGTCTCAATATGTGGACAATTGAGACAGGTACTATCACCTTGACTCAAGGATTGAACACCTATGCACTTCCTACAGACACCATTGACCTACTTGATCACGTTATTCGCACTCAGCCCAATGTTGCTTCTACCCAGTCTGATCTTAGTATTACTCGCATTAGTGTTTCTACCTATGCGACTATTCCCAATAAACTTACCCAGGGCCGTCCTATTCAAGTTTGGATACAAAGGCTTTCAGGGGAAACTAATCCTACCAGTTCCACTCTTGCATCCACAATTACATCAACGTCCGACACGATCACGCTTAACACGGTGGTTGGGTTAGCCGGGTCTGGATTTATTCGCTTGGATACTGAAGACATCTATTACACCTACATATCAGGGAATACCCTTGGTGGAGTGTTTAGGGGTCAAAACAATACAACAGCAGCAGCTCATACATCCGGAGTTGCTGTTTATGTGCCGCAGCTGCCCGCTGTTACAGTTTGGCCTACACCTGACGGCTCACAGACTTACCAGTTTGTGTACTACCGTTTGCGCCGTATTCAAAATGCCGGCTCTGGCGTTGAGACCGCCGACATGAATTTCCGGTTTTTGCCCGCCGTTACAGCTGGCTTAGCCTACTACATTGCCATGAAAGTTCCAGAGCTGCAAGGGCGCCTGGATATGCTCAAAGCAGTGTATGAGGAGCAATATAAGTTAGCCGCTGGTGAAGACCATGAGAAAGCCACTTTGCGTCTGGTTCCGCGCCAGTCGTTTATTGGCGGAGGTGGTATGTAATGACTTCACCCTATGCATCAGGCAAATATTCAATTGCCGAATGTGACCGGTGCGGACAGCGTTTTAAGTTAAAGCAGCTGAAGATTGAGGTCATCAAGACTAAACTCTATCAGCTAAAAGTTTGTGAAGCGTGCTGGGATCCTGACCAGCCCCAGTTACAGTTGGGTATGTATCCTGTGAATGACCCCCAGGCTGTTTACCAGCCCCGGCCAGACACAACTTATGTGGCCGCTGGTTTGAATGGGCTTCAGTTGACGGCTACAGGAAATGGCGGCAATCCTACGGGTGGTTCGCGAGATATTCAGTGGGGCTGGGCCCCAGTGGGTGGAGCTAGTAGTTTTGATGCGTCTTTAACGCCAAATTACTTGGTGGCAACGACAAATGTTGGTACAGTTACGGTTACTTAGGAGTAAATGATGGAAAAATCTGATTTGGCCCAAGACAAAGCTATGATCAAAAAAGCGTTTAAGCAGCACGATGCTCAAGAGCATAAAGGCGGCAAAGGAACGGCTTTAAAGTTGGCTAAAGGCGGCAAAACTAATATGCAAATGCGCACCCTTGGGCGCGGCATGGCTAAGGTTATGAACCAACGTAAATCTTCGCGAGGTTAATATGGCTACGTTTAGCAAAAAAATGATGGGCAAAGAAGTTGGCAGTGCGTCAACTTATGCCAAGCCCCACACTATGTCAGGCAAAGCAGTCACGGTTAAAGATAACCCTGGTGAAGGCCCAAACATGAGCAACCCAGACACTTTAAACATGAGTGTAAATAGCTTTAGCAATAAGCGTGCTGCTCCTGCAAAAACTACCGGCATCAAAATGCGTGGTGCTGGTGCAGCCACTAAAGGCGTGATGTCGAGAGGCCCGATGGCATGAACTACGCTGCACTTGTAGTTGCGATTTCCGATTACACGGAGAACACCTTTCAAACGGTGGATGTAAACCTGTTTATTACACAGGCAGAGCAGCGCATCTATAACATGGTACAGTTTCCATCGTTGCGTAAAAACGTGACGGGAAATCTTACGGCAAACAATAAATACTTGGCTTGCCCTACCGATTTTCTTGCGCCATATTCATTGGCAATTTTTCCTTATGGTGGTGGAAGTTACACATACTTGCTCAACAAAGATGTGAACTTCATGCGTGAAGCATATCCAAACCCTACGTCTACTGGCACGCCTAAATACTACGGATTGTTTGGCCCAGCAGTTTCGGGTAGCACTATTAGCAATGAGTTGACATTTATCATTGGCCCCACGCCAGATACGACGTATTCAGCTGAGCTGCATTACTACTATTACCCCGAGTCCATTACTACCGTTTCCAGTGGTCAGACTTGGTTAGGCGATAACTTTGATTCGGTTTTGTTGTATGGATCTTTGGTTGAAGCTTACACCTACATGAAAGGTGAAGCCGACATGATGGCTCTTTACAACCAAAAATATACACAAGCTATTGCGCTTGCTAAACGCCTGGGCGATGGCCTGGAGCGCCAGGATGCTTATCGCAGCGGCCAGCTTAGGGTTGAGGTCAGTTAATGTCTATTGTCCAGACCCAGACCACCAGCTTCAAAAAGGAGCTATATCAAGGCGTCCACGATTTGTCCACGGACACAATCTATATTGCCTTGTACACAGCTTCTGCTAACTTAAACGCAGCGACTACGATCTACTCCAGCACCAATGAAGTTGTAGCTACCGGTTACACGGCTGGCGGGAAGATTATGACTGGGGTAGCTATCAATACGGACGGCTACACCGCCTACGTCAACTGGGCAAACGTGTCTTGGACTTCTGCTTTGACGGCGCGGTGCGCTCTGATTTACAACGTGACCCAAGGCAACAAGTCTATTGCCGTATTGGACTTTGGCTCTGACAAAACATCGACCACCACGTTTACAATCACAATGCCCAGTAATACCTCTACCACTGCCCTCATAAGGAGTTCAAATTGATCGTTACCACCACCAAAGGCGATATGGACGATTCCTTGCTTGAAAAGCGAGAAGGCTCCTTAGATAATGACATTGAATACACAACGTGGACAGAGTACTGGTTAGATGGTGAATTGGTTCATCGCTCAGCGCACGTTCGATTAAAAACCTCCCCCGCGCTGTTTGCAGAAGCAGCACAATTCGCATAAGGAAATATCATGGCAAACACTCAAGCAATGTGCACTTCGTTCATGGGCGAACTGCTGACAGCTACGCACAACTTCACCACCAGTACGGGCAATACATTTAAAGCAGCTTTGTATTTGGCTTCGGCAACGCTCAATGCATCTACCACGGCTTATTCGGCAACTGGTGAAGTGACAGGAACAAACTACACGGCAGGCGGCGTTACAGTAACCAATGGCACATCGCCATCATCCACTAACTCGTCCACAACGGCGGGCGTCGGGTACTGGACACCATCGGCGTCACTTGTATATACAACTGTTACGTTGTCTACCGCTTTTGACACGGTTTTGATTTATAACTCTTCGGCATCCAACAAAGCAGTTAGCGTCCACACCTTTGGTTCACAGACTGTAACTGCCGGTACGTTTACGCTGACTATGCCGTCAAATACTACGACGACTGCCCTGCTGCGTCTGGCTACAACATAAGGGCCAAGCGGTGTAAACCGCTGGTGTAGCCATGCTGTACGGCATAACCGCCTTCTCCGAAGCGCCGTTCTCCGCTCTTCCGGGGCAGGCGACTGCGGGCATAACGCTTACAGGTGTTCAGGCATCGGGAGCGGTGGATACACCTACCCCAAGCATAACGATAGCGTTAACAGGGGTATCGGCGGACGGACAAGTTGGAGCAGTTACACCCGCGCTTACTCAGGCAATCACCGGGGTAGATAGTTCGGGGTCTGTTGGGACAGTAACCCCAAGCAATCAATTAGCCCTGACAGGTGTATCAGCGGCGGGACAGGTTGGCACAGCAACACCCAATACGTCAGTCGCTCTGTCCGGGGTATCTGCGGCAGGTGATGTTGGCACTGTAGTATTTAGTACGCCAAATGCGTTAACAGGTGTACAGGCCGATGGTTCAGTAGGAACGGTTTCGGTTGCAGAGCGCAGCATTGCAATTACCGGAGTAGCGGCAGCAGGCATCGTAGGCACTGTTTCTCCAGTAAATACCATACCGCTGACAGGCAATGCGGCGACCGGCTCGGTAGGATCAGTTACAAACGGTGGTGTTACAGTTGCATTGACGGGAGTCAGCGCAGCAGGTCAGGCTGGTACGGTTGTTTATACACGCAGCGCGGCCCTGACAGGAGTTAATGCAACCGCCAATGTTGGGACAATTCAAGTAGCCGGATTTGTAAACGCAAACATTACAGGCGTTGCAGCCGCCGGGGCAGTAGGTAATATATCGGTTGGTGATCGGTTGGTAGCTCTGACGGGCTGTCAGGCAATGGGGGCGGTAGGCTCAGTTGTCCCGGTTAACTGGTTGATAATAGATGACAGCCAGACTCCAAACTGGCAAAATATAGATGATTCACAATCGTCTGGGTGGCAGCTTATAGATGACGACCAAACATCGGGTTGGCAGCTAATTGACACGGCGGTTTAAGGACTAAATATGGCGCTTGTAGTAAAAGACAGGGTAAAGGAAACTACCACAACGACTGGTACAGGGACGGTAACCCTTGCTGGCGCGAGTACAGGATTCCAAGGATTCTCCGCAATTGGGGATGGCAACTCTACCTATTACACCATTGCAGGCCAGACAGGCTCGGAGTGGGAAGTCGGCACCGGCACTTACACCGCATCAGGCACAACGCTCTCCCGCACAACGGTATTGTCTTCCTCCAATAGCGGCTCTTTAGTATCATTTAGCGCCGGAACCAAAGACGTATTTTGTACTTACCCAGCAGCAGTTGCCGCTTTTAGCAGCGGGAATACTACTTATGTCCGCACCACATTTACCGCTACTGCTGGGCAAACAGCCTTCACAGTAAATTACACAGTTGATGCTTTGCAGGTTTTCCTTAACGGCGTATTGTTGGCAACATCTGATTACACAGCAACAAGCGGAACAGGATTTACATTATCGGTTGCAGCGGGTGTAGGTGATATTGTTGAGGCCGCTGCGTTTAACTCTGGTGCTTACACAAGAACATCATTTACGGCGACTGCTGGACAAACAGTGTTTTCAGCAGCCTATACACCCGGTTACTTGCAGATGTATATAAACGGCGTGTTCTTGTCTACTACAGACTACACAGCAACAGATGGAACAACAATTACGTTAGGTATTGCTGCTGGTGTTGGTGATACTGTAGACGCAATCAATGTCACTGTCACCGCTGCTGGTAGCGTCACAATAGGAAAATCTATCGTAATGGCGATGATTTTTGGTTATTAAGGAATAAAAATGGCAAATCCCAACATAGTTAACGTTACGTCAGTTTACGGCAATACATCTTATTTAATTCCGTCTACTACTGCTGCAACGACTTGGACTGCGCTTACGCCTGCATCGGGTACTGTCAACAAGATAGACAACATTGTTGCGTCTAATGTGACAGGCTCAGTCGCAACAGTTACTGTTTCAATAAATAGCGCAGTAAGCGGCGGTGGAACCGCTTATAGATTGATTTATCAAGTGCCAGTTCCTATCAATGCTTCAATTGTTATTGCGGACAAAAGTACAGCGTTTTATTTGGGTGAGGCTCAATCCATTGTTGTAACTGTTGGAACGGCCTCTGCGATTGAATTGACAGCATCGTATGAGGCGATAACCTAATGTCTGATCGTTACAAAGGTTCAGTCCTTTCATCTACTGCTGCGGTTAATACGTCAAGTAGTGCTATTGGTATTTGGCGTTCCAATGAAGTAATGCAGGCATTAAAAGCTGCTGCATGGCCTTTATCTAATGTTACTATTATTGAAACATTTACGGCTACTAGCGTATGGACTTGTCCAACGGGTGTAACTGCTGTTGACTATCTTGTAGTTGGTGGTGGCGGTGGTGGTGGAAGATTGGCTGGAGGCGGCGGCGCTGGTGGATTTAGAACTGGTACTTCTTTATCTGTAACTGCCGGAACGGATTACACAATTACAGTTGGTGCTGGTGGTAGTGGTTCAACGTCAACAAGTTCAAAAGGTTCTAAAGGTTCAGACTCAGTATTTAGCACCATTACATCTACTGGTGGTGGTGGAGGGGGAAGCGATTCAAATCAAGCCGGTCAAGATGGTGGTTGTGGTGGTGGTAGTACTCAAGGGTTTGCTGTTGGCAACGGAAATACACCAAGCACATCTCCATCTCAAGGAAACAATGGGGGCAGTTCTGTTTCGGGAGCCAATGCGGGCAATGGTGGTGGTGGGGGCGGTGCAACCAATGCTGGCTCTTCTGGAGTCGGAGCGCCTAATGTTGCAGGAGGAAATGGCGGGAGTGGTACAGCGTCTAGTATTTCTGGCAGCAGCGTAACTTACGCTGGCGGTGGCGGTGGGGGTGTGCAAACTAATGTTTATTCAGGCTCGGCGGGAACAGGTGGTTCTGGTGGTGGCGCAAATGGAACATCAACTTCTGCGGTTCCAACGGCTGCAACCGTCAATACTGGCGGCGGCGGGGGAGGTTCTGGATACTCTTCTGGTTTTGTAAACGGCGGTTCTGGCGGTTCTGGTATTGTAATTATTTCTTATTCTGCTCCAGCACAATCAATTATTACTTTCAAAGGAACAGCAAGTTGGGTATGCCCAGCAAATGTTAGTTCTGTTGATTATCTTGTTGTTGCTGGTGGCGGTGGCGGCGGTTCAAATGCCGCTGGTGGAGGTGGTGCTGGTGGGTTTAGAACTGGAACCGCATTTTCTGTAACTTCAGGCACAACATACACTATTACTGTTGGTAGTGGTGGTTCAGTTGCTACTAATGGTAATAATTCTGTATTTAGCACAATTACATCAACAGCTGGTGGAAAAGGGTCATCATTTAACACTGCTGCTGCAGCTTCTGGTGGTTCTGGAGGTGGTGGTTCTAGTTATCAATCACCAAATACAAATTATTCTGCTGGAGCCGCTGGAAATACTCCATCAACATCACCATCACAAGGTAATTCTGGTGGCAATGGTGGAACATATGTTGCTGTTAATTGTGGTGGCGGTGGTGGCGGTGCAACATCTGGAGGTGGTTCTGGAAATGGAACATCTGGAGCTGCTGGTAATGGCGGTAATGGAACTGCATCAACTATTTCTGGTTCATCTGTAACTTACGCAGGAGGCGGTGGTGGAGGAACTTATACTGGAGGCACAGTTGGTTCTGGGGGTACTGGTGGAGGAGGCGCAGGCGGTGGCGGTAATGGAGGCGCAGGAGTAAATGGAACTGCAAATACAGGCGGCGGTGCTGGCGGTGGTGCTGCTGGAAGTGGTACAGGTGGTACAGGCGGCTCTGGTATTGTTATTTTGAAACTTAACTAACATGAAAATCTACCAACTCTACGGCATTGACACAGCGATGCACTTGTTACGCCCCGGCGCTAAGTGGGAGATCAGCAATACGTCAATCACTCGGTGGGAAGACGCTCGCCCATGCCCAACATGGAAAGAACTCATGGACACAATGGAAAAAATCAAAGCGTTTGAGGATTCCATCGACACCATATTTACTGATGAGCAGATTGAAAAAATTACTGGCGAGCGTCAAGTAATTGATGCAGCGATAAATGGAGTTTGAAATGGCACATTTTGCACAGATTGATGGAAATCAGATCGTTACTCAAGTTATTGTTGTGGACAACAAAGACTGTTCCGATGCTTTTGGAACGGAAAAAGAGTACATTGGTGCTGCATTTTGCGAATCATTGTTAGGCGGTACTTGGAAGCAAACTTCCTACAATGCCCGCATCCGTAAAAATTACGCTGGAGTTGGCTACACCTACGATGTAGCCCGTGATGCGTTTATTCCACCCCAACCCGCTGGCAACTGGACGTTAAACGAAACTACCTGCCAATGGGAAAATAATGATATTGTCCAAGTTGGTACTACTGGAGCCTAAACATGAGCCTCGCACGAAATCTATCTTTTTTGCCAGAAAACCTAACTAGTACAGGTGCTACGTTAAGCATCCAAGAACTTGCCACAACATCTGCCACAGCAGCTACAGGCACTGTTAATTACGATGCAGTCACCCAAGCAGTGCTGTATTACACAACCAACGCATCTGCTAACTGGACTCTTAATATCAGGGGTAATAGCACTACTACGTTGAATTCTGTAATGACTACAGGGCAGAGTCTGACTATTGCGTTCTTGGTTACTCAGGGTACAACGGCGTATTACAACAATGCCTTGACGATTGACGGAACCTCTGTAACCCCGAAATATCAGGGCGGTACGGCTTATACCTCTGGAAATGCCTCTGGTATTGACGCTTACACCTATACAATTATTAAGACCGCATCAGCTACGTTTACTGTGCTTGCAGCGCAAACCCAATTCAAGTAAGGACTGATATGCCATTGTTAAGCCGGATTGGATCAGCAGCAGCCAGAGGTTTTGGGCTTTTTGTAGGCAGAGTTGTTGATCCGTTTTTTGAGTACGTTACCTTACTATTGCATGGTGACGGGACTAACGGCGCTCAGAACAATACGTTCCTCGATAGCAGCACAAACAACTTCACTATCACCCGCAACGGCAATACAACGCAGGGTACGTTTACGCCGTATGGTGTTAATTGGAGTAATTACTTTGATGGTGCTACTGCAACAAGTTTGAGTTTGCCTAGCAATGTTGGATTTGCATTTGGCACAGGTGCTTACACTATTGAAGCATGGGTTTTTCTTACTGCGTATGCTTCCGTACAAGGTTCTGTTTTTGACTCTGGTAATGCGTCAGGGGCGCTTGATTTATATATTACTAGCACAGGTGCTTTGGGTCTTGGTGAATATGGTGTAGGTACAGTATTTAATTCATCAGCAGGTGCTGTAGCTTTAAATTCATGGAATCATCTTGCTATTGTTCGTACAAGCACCTCAGCAAGCAGCACAAAACTTTATGCAAATGGAACTCTTGTTGGAACAGGAACTGACTCTAAAAATTGGACAGTAACAACTGCACCTAGTATCGGTGGCATTAATTTAGCTGGTTATTCAACAGCAGGATATATTTCAAATTTGCGTGTAGTTAAGGGAACAGCGGTTTATACGACTGCTTTTACGCCAAGCACAACACCGCTTACTGCTATTAGCGGAACATCACTTTTATCCTGTCAATCAAATCGTTTTGTTGACAACAGTACAAACGCTTTTACCATTACTCGCAATGGAACTGTATCCATCCAACGCTTTAGCCCATTTAGCCCATTTGCTGCATACAGTACAAGTGTTATTGGTGGGTCAGGGTATTTTGATGGTAGTGATTATTTAAACTTCACTGATACAAGTAATGTGATGGATTTGGGTGGTGCAACTGCATCGTTTGAAACTTGGATATATCCTACTGCTGCAACTTGCGTTATTGCTACAAAATATGGTGGTGTTGCTAGTTATAGCATTACAAATGGTATTGAATACACAATTGCTTTAGTTTCGCAACAGTTTTTAATGTATTACAACGTAGCTGGTACTTCTGGAACTCTAGCAGATCCAACTACAGGACGAGCATTAAATCAGTGGTATCACATTGTTGTAGCAACAAACGCCACAACTTTATCGTTATATGTAAATGGAACAAGGGTAGTAACTGCAACTGCTGGCATTACAAAACCAACAACTAGAACTACTGTTAGATTTGGTTTAGATTCTGGTAGCACTTATTTAACTGGATATTTATCAGATGTTCGGTTTATCCAAGGCACTGGTGCTTACGATGCTTCTCAAACAACAATTACTGTGCCAACTGCGCCAGTTACCGCTGTTACCAACACATCATTATTACTCAACTACACTAACGCTGGCATCTACGACAACGCCATGATGAATGACTTGGAAACTGTTGGAGATGCACAGGTAAGCACAAGTGTTAAAAAGTTTGGCTCTGGCTCAATGGCGTTTGATGGAACTGGTGATTATTTAAAACAACCAGCCTCAGTAAATTTGTCTTTTGGTTCTGGAGACTTTACATTGGAATGCTGGGCTTACTTTACAAGCGTAGCAAACTTTCCAACTTTGACAGATAGTAGAGTAACGTCATCAAGTACGGCTGGATTTAATCTTGGATTGTCTACCGCAAAAGTTCAAATATATACAACATCTCAAGTTTTAATTGGAGCCACAACATTAAGCGCAAATACTTGGTATCACATTGCCGTAACAAGAGCATCTGGGACATTAAAAATTTGGCTTAATGGCGTTCAAGATGCAACAGTTGCAAATAGCACAAACTGGTCTGATACTACTTTTTTGGTTGGAGCAACTCCAACCCCAACTAACTATATGACTGGTTATATTGATGACTTGCGTGTCACAAAAGGTTACGCTAGGTATACATCCACATTTACACCGCCAACAGCGGCATTCCCAAATCAATAATCATGCTTTACTCTAAACTTGGTTCTATTCCTAAAACGGATACAGACGGCACTGACGGCTGGATTGAGGTATCTGATCCTCCTATTGCTGGTGAAGGGCAAGAGGTTGTCTGGTGGTTCCCGCCGGGATGGGTGGTGCGGCCCGTAAAGCCAGAGGGTAATTGGTCTTGGAGCCAATCCACGGAACAATGGGTGGAATATACAGAAAACACCATCACCGATACAATTCAATTTGACACTACAAGCACTGACACAATCCAAGTCGGTACTACTGGAGCATAAATATGACCGTTAACTACACAACCAACTTGGCGCTTGCCCAGCCGGTTACTGGCACTGAGTCCGGGACATGGGGCGATGATGTAAACAATGGCCTGACGGCATTCTTGGATGTTGCAATTGCAGGGACACAAACCATTGCAGCTACCAGCGGCGATGTAACCTTGTCGTTGGCTAACGGAACTAGCTCAGCCACTAACTTGGTTCAAGCCGGGACGGGATCCACAGGATCGGCGCAGTACCTTATCCTTAACTGCACTGGCACACGCTCTGCTGTGTGGAACTTGATTGTCCCTAGCTCCAGCCGACATTACATTGTTATCAACACCACAGGATATACCGTCACAGTCAAAGGCGCGTCAACTACCGGTGTAACTGTAGCCAATAACAGCAGAGCCATCGTTGCATGGAATGGGTCTGACTTTATTACGGTTGCAACTATAGGAGCATCAGGAGTTTTGCCGCAAGCTAATGGCGGCACAGGCGGTACATCTTTAACTGGCGCAGGGATTGTCACTACATCTGATACCCAGACACTTACTAACAAAACGCTGACTGCGCCGGTAGTCACTGGTTATGTAGAGAGCGTAGTTGCAATTGGTACAGTTACATCTACAAACACAATAGCTTTAACAAGTGGTACTGTACAAACAGCTACTCTAACGGCTTCTACTGCTTGCACTTTTACAATGCCAACCGCTACAGCGGGTACGTCTTTTGTTCTTTTACTTAAACAAGCGGCTTCTACGGGCAATGGAACTGCTACGTTTACAGGCGTTAAATGGAGCGCATTAGGAGCGCCAACCATAACTGCAACGGCAGGCAAAATGGATATTTTGACGTTTGTGTCTGATGGGACTAACTGGTACGGTTCTTACGTTCAAGGATACACACCATAATGTTTGCCGCACCAAACTTTTTATTTGCCGGTGGGAGAAATTCAGCCTCATCCATTGATTACCTAGTAGTTGCCGGTGGCGGTGGTGGCGGTAGTGGTGACGGTGGTGGCGGCGGAGCCGGTGGATTTAAATCAGGCTCTACATCTATCGCTCCTAGCGTTACTTACACTGTAACCATTGGCGCTGGTGGAACTGCGGTTGCTACTGGATCAGGTAATAACGGTGGAAATTCAAGTCTTATTGGCGGCGCTGTTTCAATTACCTCTACAGGCGGTGGCGGCGGAGGTGGTGGGGCAGTAGGAAAAAATGGCGGCTCTGGTGGTGGTGGCGCAATGGGCGCATCTGGTGGTTCTGGCACATCCGGTCAAGGAAATGACGGCGGCAGTAACGGCGGCGGCGGTGGTGGCGCAGGGGCCGTAGGTGCAGATGGAGAAGGCGGTCAAGGCGGTGCAGGTGCGTCTTCGTCGATTACAGGCTCTGTGGTTTATTACGGAGGCGGAGGCGGTGGATCATCTACAGGCTATGAAGGAGCTGGCGGTATCGGAGGTGGTGGTCGCGGCACGGCATTTGGTGATGGCAGTTTATCCCCCGGAACCCCAAACACTGGCGGTGGTGGTGGAGCAAACCGGTATAGCGGATCTGGCGGTGTAAACATTGGCGGATCTGGAGTGGTAATAGTTCGTTATTCAAATGTTTATTCGCCAGCAATATCTGTAACAGGTACATATACATATACAGTTTCAGGCGGATATCGAATCTATAAATTTACTAGCAGTGGCTCAATTACTTTCTAATTATGATAGATCCCATAACGGCCTTCGCCACGGCTCAAGCGGCTGTTAAGGGCGTTCAGGCAGCGATCAAGTTAGGGAAAGATATCCACGCCATCACTGGCGAGGCAATGAAGTTTTTCGAGGCCAAGGATGTTGTCCAGAGAGCTGCGTCCCAGCCCAATGGTACGTTTGCTAAGTCGGACACGGCGCAGGCTTTTGAGATCGTCATGCAGGCCAAGATGCTCAATGACGCTGAGAAGGAGCTGAACAATTGGATGGTGATGTCAGGCCACGCTGACTTGTGGCAGCAGCTCCTGATTGAGCGCAACAACATTATCCAGAAGCGCAAGGCGCAGGAAATTTTGGATGAGAAGAACGCAGCGGCTAAGAAGAAAGAGTTAGACGAGTTGATTAACTGGCTGCTTGGCGGCGCAATTGTTATTTTGGTTTTGGGCCTTGTTTTTTGGTGGCTCACTATGTTGTTGGAGAAACACTGATGATTCCTATAGTTGCTTCCCTGCTGGGGACACTTGCCGAAAACGGGCTTAGCCTTCTGTCCTCTGCCCTCCAAGCCAAGGGTAAAGAAGTTGTTGAGAACACCTTTGGCATCAAAATCCCTGACTCTCCTACCCCAGAGGACGTTGCCAAGCTGCGCCAGCTCCAATACGACCACGAGGAGCGCCTGATAGAACTTGGCATCCAGAAGGCCCAAATGGAGCTGGATACGCTCAAGGTGTTTGCCCAAGCCGCCCAAAACGAGGACAACAACGTCTCTGACCGCTGGAAATCAGACATGGGGTCTGACTCTTGGTTGTCCAAAAACATCCGCCCTTTGAGCCTTGTAGCCATCTTTATGGGGTATTTCCTGTTTGCCATGATGTCCGCCTTTGGGTTAAACGCCAACCAAAGCTACGTCACCCTTCTTGGAAACTGGGGTATGCTCATCATGGGCGCTTATTTTGGTGGCAGAACCATTGAAAAACTGGCAGATATAAGGGGTGGAAAATGAGCCTATCGCAAGAACAAGCGGCCTTCCTGTTGGATATGTGCAAGTTGATCCAGTACGCCACAGACCAAGGTTTTGTAGTTACTGGGGGTGAACTAGCCCGTACACCGGAGCAACAAGCCATTTACTTTAAGACCGGGCGGTCTAAAACGATGAACTCCATCCACTTGAAACGCTGCGCCATAGACTTGAATTTCTTCAAGGATGGGAAGATAATATGGGACAAGGGAATCTTGGCTCCCCTAGGCGCGTATTGGGAAAGCCTGCACCCCAAAAACCGGTGGGGCGGTAACTTTAAATCGTTGGTCGATTGCCCGCATTTTGAAAGAAACGTGTAAGGACGCGCGATGCCGTTACAAAAACTGACGCTTAAACCGGGGGTTAACCGGGAAAACACTCGGTACACCAACGAGAACGGCTGGTATGAGTCCGACAAAATTCGGTTTCGCCAAGGTACGCCAGAAAAAATAGGCGGTTGGGCGCGTATTTCAGCCAACACATTTATTGGTGTTTGCCGCTCCCTTTGGAATTGGGTAACGCTGGCTGGTCAAAACTTAATGGGCGTTGGCACTACGTCCAAAATGTATATTGAAAATGGTGGGGTTTACTATGACATTACCCCAATCCGCGCGGAACATACGCTTACTAACCCATTTGCTACAAGCACATCCACTAACTCCGGCGGCTACACCACTGTTACAGTTACAGATGTTTCTCATGGTGCAACAGATGGCGCTTATGTAACTTTTTACGGCGGCACGGCAGTGGGTGGGGTTACGGTATCAGGCGAATACTCCCTTACTTTTGTTGATTCCTCTACTTACACCATCCGTGTATCTGGTACTGCATCATCCTCCACGACTGGCGGCGGCACTGTTTATGCCGTTTACCAGCTTAATCCCGGTGGTGCTGTTTACACGCCATCAGTAGGTTGGGGTGCTGGATCTTGGGGCGGCGGATATTGGGGGATTGGAAATAGCACCCCTACTGCTGTAGCGCCCCTGCGTATTTGGAACCAAAACAATTGGGGGCAGAACCTGCTTTACGGCGTTAATGGAGGCCCACTGTACTACTGGGATGCCACTATTGGATACTCCGCAACTACCATCACAATGACAATTGCTACGCCGTGTGTAGTTACATGTAGCTTAGGACTCGTAGATCTCACACCGATTACATTTTCTACCACTGGCGCTTTGCCAACAGGATTACTGCCGGGGATTACTTATTACGTCCGATATTTGACCGGTACAACTTTTAACCTGTCGGCAACCCCTACCGGCGCTTTAATTAATACATCCGGTTCTCAGTCGGGAACGCAGAGCATTTCACCTCGCGGGGTTTTGCTTTCTTCTTTGGCGGGCGCTGATGGTTATACCCCGCTGTACCAAAACGTGTTTACAGTATCCGACGCAAGCCGTTTTGTGCTGGTGTTTGGTACTAATGACTACGGCAGCACCGTTCTTGACCCGATGCTTATTCGCTGGTCGGATCAAGAATCATTGACCACATGGTATCCGGCGGCGACCAACCAAGCGGGTAGTGTGCGGCTATCTCACGGCTCCAAAATCGTATCTGTTTTGCAAAGTCGCCAAGAGATTTTGGTGTGGACAGACTCCACGCTTTACTCGCTCCAGTACCTTGGGCCGCCTTCTGTTTGGGGTAACCAACTGCTTGCAGACAACGTATCCCTCATTAGCCAAAATGCCCCCGTACTAGCTTCTGGCGTTACCTATTGGATGGGTGTAGATAAGTTCTATAAGTACGACGGACGGGTACAAACGCTTAACTGCGACTTACGCCAGTACATTTACAGTGACATTAACTTAACAGAATCTGTACAGGTATTTGGCAGCACCAATGAAGGCTTTAACGAGGCTTGGTGGTTTTACTGCTCTGAAAACAGCCAAGTTATTGATAAGTACGTCATCTACAACTACATCGAGAATGCTTGGTACTATGGCACTATGGGCCGCACAGCATGGCTGGATACCGGCCTGCGTAACTACCCCGTGGCTGCAACCTACTCCTACAACCTTGTAAACCACGAATCCGGTGTGGACGATAACACCAGCGGAACCCCAGCGGCAATTGAAGCAACAATTACCAGCGCCCAGTTTGATATTGGTGATGGCAATAACTTTGCCTTTGTCTGGAGGATGTTGCCTGACCTGACGTTCCGAGGCTCTACGGACGGAACAACCCCTGCGCTGACTATGCAGCTTCTTCCTTTGCAAAACTCCGGCTCAGGCTACAACGACCCCAAATCGGTAGGCGGCACAAGCACAGACGCATCCCAAACGGTAACTGCTACGCAAACGTACCCAATCGACTTGGACACCTACAACGGGCAGATCTACATCCGGATTCGCGGACGCCAGATGTCCATGCGGATCACCTCCAACAAGATTGGCACCCAGTGGCAGCTTGGCAGCCCGCGTATAGATTTGCGCAATGATGGTCGCAGGGGTGGCACATGACGTATATCGTCACCTCTGATTTTGCTCTAAACCAGGCTGTTGCGCCGCGCCTACCTGCGGCTACGCAAGAGTACGATGTTAACTACATTAACCAGCTTAACAACGTCTTACGCCTGTACTTCAACCAGTTAGACAACATACTGGGGCAGATGAAAACAGCGACAGACGGGACTTTTAAAATTGAGGGCTCAGGGATTAGATTCCCTTACGGTGCTTTTTCCAGCGACCAATCCCAGTCTACGGCTGCCAATACAGCTACCCTAATGACGCTAAACACCACGGATTTTTCTAACGGTGTCACTATTGCAAGTTCTAAAATCACAGTAGCCAAAGCCGGTATATACAACCTCCAATTCAGCGCGCAGGTTCAAAATCTGGATAACGCTCCGCAAGACCTTTTTATCTGGTTAAAACAAAACGGCACAGACATCACTGGCTCTACAGGTAAAGTTGGCATACCAGCCCGCAAAAGCGCGGGTGTTCCATCCCATGATATTAAAGGGTGGAACTACGTTGTGTCTATGGCGGCAAATGACTACATTGAGATTTACTGGTCGCCCACAATTGCTACTGTAACTATTGAGTATTACGCCGCGTCCGGCACTCCAACCAAACCTTCTACCCAGTCTGTGGTAGCCACAATGTCGTTTGTTTCTGCATTGGCTTAATATGATAGATACACTAACCCAATATGCGGATGATCCAGCTGGATTGGCGTCTTTGCAGCAGGCGCCTGTAACTGCATTTACACCAACTGTACCACCTGTTACAGTTGCTCCGGCTGCTCCTGTTGTACAACCACAAACTGTATCCATTCAAGACCTATACCAGCAAAACCTAGGTCGTGCTGCTGACCAGCCTGGGCTTGATTACTGGACGCAACGGTTTGGCGGAGCTACTCTTACCCCTGAACAAGCAGCTCAATTTAGGCAAGAAGCCGGGGTGGATGAGCTTTACCACCAAAATCTAGGACGCACTTCCACCGCAGCTGACTTGGCGTATTGGCAACCAAAGTTTGGCGAGACTATTGATGCCACTGAAAAAGCCCAATTCCAGCAAGCTGCAAAGCCAGAGATTGGCGGTAATTTAAAGAACATTATTACCACTACATTGGCTGATACAAGCAAGTCTGACTTTGACAAGCTTGGACTTATCAATAAGGCGGCGATCACCAACAACATGACGCCAGCCGAAATAGCCCAATATTCAGGGTTAAATTCTACCGCTGTCAATAAAATCTTTGACACGTTTAACACCGGCATCACCAGCCTGGTTGGAAAGCTATCTGAGCCGACTGTCAGTGATACAGATAAAACTAAATCACTGTTACAGTTGCAGAACCAGTACGGTGTTACAGATGACCAGCTTGCCAAGTCGATGGGTAAGTCTGCTGATGAAATTAAAGCTTACCTTGACCCTATTAGAAACTTTTCCACTGGGTTTACAGATGTAGTTACCAATAAAACTGCTGCTGATATCCAGGCGTTTATTGATGAATCCAAGAAAGATCCCCGCCTTTCTGGTCTGTATGGCGCTGCGCTAGACAATATTCAAAAGAAAGTACCGCTGCTGGAGTTGCGAGATTCTGTGGCCGGAACCGCTAAAGGCATGGATGTAGCTAAGGGCTATACCGACTTTGTGGCCGCTGTAAACGAAGATCCTGCGCTTAAAGCCCAGTACGGCGACCAGGCTGCAGCCATTCAAAAAGTCATTGATGTAAGCAAACACGCTGCTGATGAGTCGTATGGCGGCAAAACCCAGCCGTGGATGTTTGCGACATTTATGGGCTTGGATAAAAACACTGTATCCAATACGCCGGCCCAGCTTGAGTTTAGCGAACCTACTACCCGGCAAAGGGAGGTGACAGTTGGAACAGGCCGAGATGGCAAGCCAAGGACACAAACAATCACAGAGCAAATTCCGGCTCAACCTAAAGATGCAACGCCGACTTATCAAACGTCCAGAGATAGAAATTCTGGAGAAAGAAAAGAAACATTAACCGGCTACACCAAAGAAGTAAAAATGCCTGGAGATGTAAATGGCGATTGGAATGTTACTGCCAGTTATGATTTAAATGGCAAACTTACTGGGTACTCATTGCCAGGTAGGGATTTATGGGCAAGTAATGACGTTAAGTATGTCCCAAGCTGGGATGCATCAGGTAAAGCCAGCCCAATTCCAACTGATGCCCACAATTACGGCGTACTTGGCGGCGCGGTTCACGATATACAAAAAATGGGGCCAATAGGTCAACTGGCTTTAATGGCTGCTACTGGCGGGCTAGGATCTCTTGCAGCTGGCGCGCTGGCTCAAGCCGGAATGGGAACTGTACTGTCCCAGGCGCTAGGTTCAGGATTGGTAAGCGGCGGTATGTCTTCTCTTGGCGGAGGAGACTTTGGCAAAGGATTTGTTGGTGGTGCTTTAGGTAGTGCCGGAACCCAGCTTGCCCAAAACTATATGCCCACTATGAACACGGGCGTTCCAATGTTGGATCAGTACCTTACAAAGGCGCTACCAAACCTATCTGGAGCGGAACTTAGCGCGCTTGCAACCGGCCAGGATTTGGGTAAAACTGGCTTGGCTTCCCTGATAAACACAGGTACAGGCATGGCTACGAACTCCTTGATCAAGGGGGCAATGCCAGATACACTCTCCCCAGAGCTACAAAAGGCGTTTAGTGGGGTAAGTGGACAGCTTTTGACCAGCCTTTTACAAGGTCAAACGCCAGATTTTCAAAAGGCGATTATGAATACAATCATTGAAAATGCAAAAACTACAGCAAAAGATGCCTTAAAAGCAGCCACTAAGAAGGAATAATCATGGGTGAAGATGAGTTTGACTTTGGCAGTCTGTTTGGCGGTGGCGACACCGATATGTCCAACTTTGACATGGGCGGCCTTGATCTTGGCAGCCTTTCTGATTTTAATGTTGGTGATCTTGATCTTAGCAGTCTTGGTGATTTTAATGTTGGCGATCTTGATCTTGGCAACATGGATCTTGGTAGTCTTGGAGACCAAGGCATTGACCTTAATAGCATTCTTGAAGGTCTCCAAACAGAACGTGTTGGTGGGCAAAACCTAGATCTTGAGAGTTTTCTTAAAGATATTGGTGGTGGTGATGAAAGCCTTACAAGGTCTTTATCAAGCGAAGCTCCTGTTGCGCGACAAAATCTTAATATTGCTCCTGGGGACTATGCTCCACTAGAAGATCAACTTGCAGAGTTAATGGGAACTAGTTCTACAAAAACTGAAAACCTTGGCATGGGCGACTTGGCTGATGAGTCTGGAAGCACGCGATCAATCTTTAATCCGCCTAGTGACGATAACCCAAATCTTGAAGTTGGCCGCAATGCAGATGGGTCGATAAAAACTGTTGCACAGCGTTTTGCTGAAGAGCAGCAGCGGGCAAAAGATGCTGAGAATATGGATCCCGCTGACAGAGATGATAGGGATGCAGGACTTGCAAGCCTTTATAAGCCTCAAGAGTTGGGCATTTCTCAAAGCAATATTGATGAAGCTCAAGCACAATGGGCTAAAAATACTACGCCTAGCGGATGGCAAAAAGTTGGCTCTGACTTAGTTAATGTTCGTGATGACGGTACTGCCAACGCCATTAACACCGAAACCGGAGAATCTTATTCTTTGACAGCTGCTCAAGTTGCAAACATGGATAAGAAGGGTTTACTTGAGTCAAAAACGTCAGGTTACGTTGACACCACAGGCGGTAAAGGATACGTTCCAGGCGGCGGTAAAACTATTGAAAATGCTGATGGTACAAAGACCGTCATTACTACTGATGGCAAAGTCTTAACTACAAGTAAAGATGGAGTTATTACAGATACCGGCAAAACAGTTGATGTTAATAACAAAACTCTTGACACAATTAAAGACACTGTTACAAAAAATACAGATGATGTTATTAAGAAATTAGTAGATACCGCAACCAAAAAAACAACTGACACCACTAAAAAGCCGGGCGCCGCAACAGCTGGATCCGGCAACAACATGGGCATGATGATGATGCTCATGGCTTTGATGGCTATGATGAATAAAGGTGGCGGTAGCGGAAGCAGTGGCGCAACTATCCCATCGTTATCTGCTGATCGTAAGCAGCTCCCTTATGGCGGTGGTGGCGGACGTCCAGGCCAAGGTGGAATTAACTACTTTAGCCCGACAACCTACTCAACTAAAGCAGCCGGAGGCGGCCTAATGTCGCTTAACGGCGGAGGTCATCTAGGTGGATATTCTGATGGCGGACGCCTTTTGCGTGGCCCTGGAGATGGCGTTTCTGACTCAATCCCTGCGACAATAGGCGGCAAACAACCAGCCCGCCTAGCTACAGGTGAGTTTGTTGTACCAGCAAGAATTGTCTCCGAGCTAGGAAATGGCTCTACAGATTCGGGCGCACAACGCCTCTACGAAATGATGGATCGCGTCCAACACGCCCGCCGTAAAACCAAAAACGTTGCCGCTGATACTAAAGCGGCAAAATATTTACCTGCATAAGGAGCCATCATGGCTACACCACAATCACCGTCGACATTGGATAACAATCTGACAACTGGCGGAACTAATATGCAAGGGATATCCGATTGGGCATCCCCTTACATTACCAATTACCTAGGCCAAGCCCAAGCGCTGTCCAACCAACCTTATCAGGTATATGGTGGCCCGCTCACTGCTGGCCCTTCTGATCTTCAGAACAAACAATTTCAAGGGCTTGCAAGCTTAACATTCCCTAGTAACTTAGGCCAATCGTTTAGCTCTACCGGTGCATACCAGCTGCCACAAAACGGCGTTACACCTGACCAAACAGGCACGCCAGGGTTAGCTGCGCAATACATGAATCCATATTTGCAGTCTGTTTTAACGCCTCAGCTTGACGAATTACGCCGTCAATCTGAAATTACACAGATGGGCAACAACGCAAAGATGACATCGCAAGGCGCGTTTGGTGGTAGCCGTAATGCCATTATGAATGCTGAAAACCAACGTAACTTGATGCAAAAACAGAACGAGACTGTTGGTCAGGGCTACGCTAACGCCTACGATAAGGCTATGAATCAGTTCAATACTGAGCAGACTCAAGGCCAAACGCTTTCAAATATGCTTGGAGCCGCAGGCAATACGCAGCGTGGCATTACAGCTGAAGGCGTTGCAGCTGACAAAGCTGAATTTGAAACCCAGCGTCAGTTCCCATATCAGCAGGTACAGTTCCAGCGCGACATGATGTCTGGCCTGCCTGTGTCTTCAGTAACAAACCAACCTGGTTCATTGACCGGCATTGGCTCACTGTTAAGCTCACTTGGCGGCGCCACCGCAGCAGCATCAGCTTTCGGCTACAAAGATGTTGGCGAATTACTTAAAGGCTTAGGCCTTGACGTAGGGTCTTAAGGAACCAAAATGAACCTCATTGAAATTCAAGAAAACCTGAAGGATCTACCTATTCAGGCAATCATGGGTTATGCCAACGGGCAGAATCCTGAAGTACCTCCGTACATGGCATTGGGCGAATTAAACCGCCGTAAAGCAATGGAAAATCGCGCTACACAGGCGCCTACTCAGTCTGTTAAAGAGCAGCTTGAGTCTGAGATGAGCGGCCTTCCGTCCGTTATGCCCCCTCCTGTGAGCCAAGGAATGCCTCCTCAAGGAATGCCAGCTGGAATGCCTCCACAGCGTCCGCCTATGCCTCAGCAGATGCCGCAGCAGATGCCGCGTCCTCCCATGCAGGCAATGCCTCAAATGGCTCCTGCGCGCATGGCCGCTGGCGGGTTGACCAACATCCCCATGAATAAGGATATCTTTAAATACGCCCCTGGTGGGATAGTTGCGTTTGCTGAAGGCGAGCTAGTCCCTGGTGGCGGTGGTGAAATGGGTGAAGGCACTGCTGGTGAAGCGGAAGCTAGAGCCAATATGGGTAATTTGGAAAAACCTGTTACTCAGCCTAGCGGGGTTTCATCATTGGTAGGCGATGCTACGCAAGCATTGCGCGCTGCATTGAGGGGGGAATCTAATATTCCCGCTCCTGTAGACAAAGAAGCTGTTCGTGAGGAATTGATTAAAAAGAATCCTCAGATGGCAGCAATCTTAAACAAGATTCCTGGCGATACGTTAATGGCTTTGGTATCAAAACTTCAAGCTCAGAATGAAGCATCCAAGTCACAGTTTCAAGAAGGCGAAGGAAAGATGGGTCTTGCAGCGCTGTCTAATGCTTTGATCTCAGCCGGTGAAGCTACACGCGGTCAAAAAGGATTGGGCTTGGGCGAAGCATTTGGTGGCTTTGGTAAGTCTTATAACGCAGCTACAGCCGACGAAATCAAGCGCAAGCAAGCCCAGTCTGCACTAGAGCGCGCTCAGGATATTGAGGTTACCAAGCTTCAAGCTGATACAGAGGCAATGCAACGCGCATTTGCTGAAGGCCGTGTTAATGACGCTATGGAACTTAAGAAATCCATTGCAGAACGCCAAGCCAAGATTGATGCAGCTAAGCTTCAAGCTGGAGAGAAAGTTCTTTCGCAAGCTACGCAAGAGCAGCAAATGCAAGGTACGCTGGCGCATTACAAAGCACTTGAAAAACAAGCAAAGTTGGATTACGACGAAAGAGTGCGCCACAATGCTTCTCAAGCTGAGATTGAAAAAGCGCGGCTTAGGATGCAAGAGGCTACAAAAAATGCTGAACTAGCTCTTAGAAAAGAGCAAATGGATCAGTTAGCAGGTACAAAGCTAACGGCTGAAGACAAAATAATTAACAATATTGAACGCAATTTATTGCGCACTAACTCCGATTACGCTGAAATTAATAAGCGTATTGCCGCCCTTCCTATTGATAAATTAGACTCGCAAGAAGGTAAATTTTTAAGGGCTTCCCGCGACAAAATTCGTGAAAGAGCTTACAAAGAATTTAATTTAACTCCAGCGCCGATAAGCGATCTTCCCAAGTATGAGGACTTTGCTCCGCCACCCGTCAAAGAAGAAAAAAGCGCTCTTGAAAAATGGTTTAGCGGCGAAGGAAATAGCATATCATCTATGGGATCGGAGACTCCGGCCGCTCCGCAATTGCCAGCTTCCCGCGCTAATCAATTTAAAGTATTACGATAATGCCTATCTTTAAAGTCCAAGCTCCTGACGGTTCCATTCTCAATATTGAAGGGCCAGCTGATGCTACGGATTTAGAGTTACAGCAGATTGCTGCTAGTAGCTGGAGCCCTGCGCCATCTCCAGGGGCCAGCGCCATCACAAAAAATGTTGAGGGCCAGATTACTGGCATGGGCAGGGATGCTTATTTGGCTGCTGTTGAAAAGAGAAAGCAAGAAATCCCAGAACGCACCCTTTCCGGTACAACTAAAGATCTTGGGATTGCGTTTCTTAAAAGTGCAATTGCTGTTCCTGAATTTGCTGTTGGTGTGGCTGACCTGCCAACAATGGGTTACGCCGGCAAACTTTTGCAAGACGCTGGGTTTAAGCCTAAAGACGCTAAGGAAATTTTGGACAGTTATTACTCCGAGGCCCAACAAGCTGCCAGCCGCCGGGTAAGTGAAACAAAAGGTTTACTTCCTACAGTAGGCGCCGCACTTGAAAACCCAAGTGTTGTTGCTCAAGCAGGAATAGAGTCATTGGCATCAATGCTTGGCGGCGCAGGAGTAGCTAAAGGCTTGATGAAAGCAGCCCCAGCTTTGGCGCCTTACTTGGCAGGCGCATTGGGCGAGGGTGTAGTTGGTGCTGGTAGTGCAGCAGAGCAAATGCGCCAAGAGTCAAAAGACCAACTACTAAGTGGTAAGCAGGTTGCATCAGCTGTAGGTTCCGGCTTAGGTACAGCTGCGTTTGGTATTGCTGGCGGCAAGTTGGCTAACAAGCTTGGACTTGATGATATAGATACATTGCTGGCTAGTGGCTCCACTATGGGTGGAGCAAAATCAGTTAAAGACTTTGCCTTAAGAGCCTCCGCTGCGGGCGTATCTGAAGGTTTGTTTGAGGAGTTTCCACAGTCTGTTCAAGAGCAGATGTGGATGAACTACGCCCAAGGCAGACCGCTAATGGAGGGAACTGCTGAAGCCGGTGGTATGGGCATAGTGACTGGTGGCGCTATGGGTGTTGGAGCTACTGCCCTGGCCGGTAGAAGGAAAGCCCCGCCTGGAGCCCCTGAAGCGGAAGTTCCACCGCCGCCTGGAGTGCCGCCTGTAGCTCCAAGCAAAGGCCCGCTTGCAGCTGCCCCTTCCGAGTCTATGGATACGGAGGCTATGCTGCGTGAAGCGCTAGGAGAGAAACCAACTGTATCAGCTGCGACAGTTAAAGAACCTAAAGCTCAAATTCAACCAACAGTTGCAGAGACTGGCCCATTTGTTCGCAAGCAAATGGAGGAGCAAGCTCCAACTACCCCAACCCCTGTTTCTATTGAAGGAATCCCAAGTGCCGTTGAAGCCCCTAAAGCCGTCGAAGCAGAAGCGCAAGGACAACAAGCGCCCGCAGCCCCTGCTGAAAGACTAACGCTAAGCAATCTGGGTGAGCGCCCAATTGAAGAGCAAAAGAAATTAATTGACTCTGCATATGCTAAAGCCCCAGATGCCGTCAGAGAAGGCCGTATTACGCAAGAGCAGTACGATAGGCTTGAAGCTGAGAAGGCGCGCATTGATGCAGAGTACAAAGAGAAAGCTCCCAAAAAGACTTTGACTCCATTTGAGCAAGAGGTATCTGGTATTGCGGATCAAATAGAGGCCGCTGGTGAAAAGGGTTTTGCGGATGCAATGCGCGGAAGCCTTTCAAAAGGAATGGTGAAAGAAAACTCCCTTCCCTTTTACAAAGAAAAGTTACAAGAGTTTCAGGCAAAGCAAGGCAAGACTGAGGCTAAAGAAGAAGGCTTTAAATGGTCTGAGTTTTTGCAGCCTAATGAACAAAAGTATTACGATACATTTCAAAAGACGGCATCACCTGAAGCAAAAGCTGCTTTTGAAAAAGTAAGCTCATCTATCCAAGATATAACCACAGCGCTTAATAATCTTGGCTATCAAGTTAACGATAAGAAGTTTCCTTTAGGGTTGGGTAATTTAAAGACCCAATACAGCAATTTATTGTCTGATGGTTTGCAGCTTTTGTCGGGCCACTACGCCCTGGAAAACGATCAAAAACGCGCTAATCCAGAAAAATTCAATCTTGCAATCAAGCGTGCCAACGACTCTGCTGCACAAGCCCAGCAATTAATTCGCCGCGCTGTTCCCAAGCCAGAAGAAGTTGCTGATGCTGAAACGCGAGTTGCAAAAGGTGAAAGAGATATTAGCCAGATTAAAGGTAGTCCAAAACTTAGTTTGTGGTCAGCGTTGACCGGCAAGCTAGGTGACTCCGATATGGCTGAGCTGTTTGGTAAAAAGCCACAGCTTTATCAAAAGAAGCTTAAAGCTAAACAAGGCGGCAAATCAATTGCAGACATGGTTTCAGATGGAGACCTAAATGAATTTTTGCCGTACAAAATGCGGACAGATGTCCCTAACTTTGACGGTCAGGCCGCAGAAGAGTACATCAAAGACAAGATGCGTTCAGCGGACTACATTCCTTATGACGCACAAGTAGAGATTGAAACAATATTTGGTTCTGTTAAAGACGCAGAAGAACTTGTTAACGATTACCTAACCACTGAGGAGCAAAATCTTGAGCTTCAAAAAGCAGCAGACGAACAAAGAGAGGGTGAAATCAATGCTCGCAGCGTTGAGCCCGAAAGCAAGATTCCACCTTCTGAGCCAGATGAAGGAGAAACGCTTACTAAACCAACCCCAGAAGGATTAAGGGCCAAAGAAGAGTATCGTAACAAGGCAGAGGCAGCGGAGGCCGCTGAAGCTAAGGCTAATAAAGAGGCTGAAGACAGGGCTAAGGCTGACAAAGAGGTTGGTGAATTTACTTTAACAGGCAGTGATCGTGCTGCTGATGTTGCGGCTGCGCGTGGGCAGAAAGATCTTCTTGCTGAAGAGGCTCCTGAAGAAGAAGGCGTTAAAATTGTTCCTTTTGAAGCCGACTCCTCCACTGTTGGTGAGCTGTTAAGCAAAACGCGGGATGAAGAAAATCCGTTTGACATTCGTTATAACGCATTGATGCACGCGGCTGAAAATCCTGCAAAGCCTAAACCAACCGAAATGCTGACGCCTGAAGAGGCCAAAGCTCAATTAGAAGAATGGAAAGCAGAAGCCAAGCGCCAAGGCAAGACCAGCAAGAATTTCAACAGGACAATCATGAGCCTGTTTGATGCGTCTGGTGAGTGGGCTAAGCCCTGGCAAGAAGCCGGCTACAGTGTCTATACCTTTGATATCCAAACAGGCGAAGACATTAACGACTTTGGTGCAGAGTACCTTCTTAACGAAGGATTTGGCGATATGGAAATCTGGGGCATTCTTGCAGCCCCTCCATGCACAGACTTTGCTTCTTCAGGCGCTCAGTTCTGGGCCAAGAAAGATGCCAAAGGACAGACAGAGATTAGCAATGAGCTAGTAAAACAAGTACTGCGTACAGTTGAGTTTCTCCAGCCAAAGATCTGGGCAATGGAGAACCCTGTTGGCCGTATTGCAAAGCTGAACAATCTGCCGCCAGCTCACCTAACATTTGATCCCAACTACTACGGCGATCCATACACAAAGAAAACCCTGCTGTGGGGTAACTTTGACAATGATCTGCCTATGGCCCCTGTTGAGCCGACTGAAGGTTCAAAGATAGTCAAACTAAGCGGCAAGGACAAGTACGCCCGTTCGTTGACGCCTGAAGGATTTGCTTATGCATTCTTCATGGCTAACAATGCTGAGAGCATGACGCCAGCTGAGCGCTTGACTCGCACCTATTACGGCGTTGATCCCAATGCATTTGATGGCGCTACAGAGGCTGATGAAAAAGCCATTGACAGCTCTGAATTCCAAGACAAGTACTACGATGGTGACTTGGAGGAAGCAGCCACTATCGCCCGTTACATAATTAATGGAAAACAAGAAATACAAGAAGTGCCTCCATCAAAGGAGTACCAAAAAGCGTTGGATGAATCCAATGTAGCCATTAAAGAATTTGAAAAAATACAAAAAGCTTATCGCGCTCAAGAGATTGGTGATGATGAATTCTTGGCAGGCCGTAAAGTTTACGATGCCGCCATGAAAAAGTTTGACTTAGCGTTCCAGCAAGAGCAAGAAAAAACTCCCGCAAAAACTGAAGATGTTATTCAAGTTAATGGAAAAGATGTTCCAGTAACAATGCACCCACTGGAAAAGGGAAATCAATTAGTTGAAGTTAACACTGATGTTTTTGATAAAGCCTTTTCCAAAACAACATGGCAATATGTTGGCGAAGGCGGAGAGGGTGGGATAGAAGGCCGATACAAAAAATTTGCAGAATTTATTAAAGATGCAAAATCTATAGAGGCACCAAATGTTTCCGTAGATAAAAATGGAGCTATCGTTTTTGGAGATGGGCGACATAGATATGCATATCTGCGTGATTCTGGGGTTAAAAATATTCCTTTATCAATGGATGCAAAATCAATAAAAAATGCTGAAAAGTTTGGATACATAAGCAAACAAGAGGAGGCTAAGCCCGTAGAAACGCCAGAGGGACGCAACCTACGCTACCCTATGGCCTCCGTGCTGTTCAATGACGGTTACGAGGTGTTGGCTCTTGATAACCCGCGCACCTACGTTGACAAAGGTGGCGAGCCCCATCGTACGTTTGAGAAAGACGGCGTGCGTATCTCGCTAACGCCCCAGCTTGTCCTATTCCAGAACAAGAATGCCGTCCTGACAGGTCAGGGTGAGTCCACCGACCTGGTGATCAATGCTTTGCTGGTAGACCAGGCCAAGCGCAACCAGGGGAAGGCCAACGAGGCGCTCCAAAACATCGTTGATGCCGCTGACCAGTATGGAGTTACTCTCTACATTGAGCCGGTTCCCCTTGTAAACGTCAAGGAAAAGAACTTTGGCCTTGATAGCCAGCAGCTGGAAGACCTGTACAAGAAGTTTGGGTTTGACTTTGCTGAAGACTCTAACAAGGTTATGGTTCGCGATCCTGAAGTTGAGGTTCTAGGCCCAGCAGAAAAGCCAGCTGCGCCCCAGCTGAAGGTTGAGCGCAAGGTGGCTGGCCGTGAGACTGAGGTAGCCAAGCTTGAGGTTAAGACTGAAGAAGAGGCTCCAGGAAAACCAAAAGAGCCAAAAGAAAGAAACTTTTATAGCCTTGATGGTTACGTTAAAGAAGAAGAGAAAAAACGCTCCACCTCTTTAAAGCGTACTTTAAAGACTTACAACCGAATGCGCAAAGATGGTCGCATGACCGATGAGCAATATGTTGAAAGATCGGATGCCGCTATTCTTGCGGATGAAGAACTTCAATCTGAAAAAGATGTTGCTGAACGCAAACGCGGTTTCTTGCACATTCAAAAGAGATTGAATGAAGCTGTTTTGTCTGGCGATATTACCCGTGAAGCTCGTGATTTGGCTACTTGGTTTATGGTGCAAAACGAAAGCTTAGTTGAGGGGCTGGGTATTAGTATTGTTGGTAAAAGTAAGGCTGGTGTAGGTGGGCAATACAACGCCTATAGACGCATAATGACTCTTATTAAAGAAGGCGGATCTAATTTAACAACAGTACACGAGATCTTGCATCACCTTGAGCGCATGATGCCAGCCAAGGTTCAACAGGCCATTCGCAAAGCCTGGGCATCCCAGTTGGCAAAGGCTAATAAGAATGCCAAGACGCCCAATGAAAAGCTTTTCTTTGCTGCGCTAATGGAATCCCATTATGGAAATAACCATATGGGCGCAATAGAGGTTCCCAAAGGTGCAGAAAAAATCTACGAACAAATAAAGGCCACATTGGAGGCTTTGCAAAATGGTGGATCTAGTGCAGATTTTGCAAGAGAAATGCTTGTTCTTGGTATGGTTCCAAAAGAGCATTATGAGTACTTCAACCCATCTGAATTTTGGGCTGTAAATGGCTCTGATGTTGTTAAGGGCCGTTATGACGCTGTACAGGGTGGCATACTTGCGCGCTTAAAAAACTGGCTTAAAGAATTAGGCCAGAAGATCAAGTCAATATTTGGTTTAAATTCAGATGCGTCAATTATCCGCGCCTTGGATAGTCTTGCAAAATCTGACGGCAAGCTTATTACCCACAATATGCTGGGTGAGGGTGATTACTTCTCCATTGAACGCAAGAACTTTAGGGGCAACGAAGCTCCAGAGCCGGTGTTTGAGGCGCCAATACCAAACGCAATGGATACCTTTGCTTATAACTTCCTTGATAAGCAGCATGACCTTAAGAGTGTTATGCAGGAAATCCGAAAGGTTCGTGGCGAGCTGGTTAACGAACAGATTGATCCTTATCTTAAAAACGAAAGCTATGTTAGCCGTAAAGCTGCGCGTGAAGAAGTTTTTATAGATGATGAGATCATGCCGATTGTTAAAGAAATGTATGACAACAAAGTCAGCATTCTTGAGCTTGAGGCATATATGCATAACCGTCATGCTGAAGAGCGCAACATACAAGTAGCCAAAATCAACCCATCATTACCCGATGGCGGATCTGGCATCACGACAAAAGACGCGCTCAAGTACTTGACGGAGCTTCCACAAGACAAGCTAAAAATCTATAACAAAATTGCCAAGATGTTTGATGGCATTGTTGATGGAACTCAGGATATTTTGGTTAAGTCTGGCGCTGAAATTCAGGATACTGTTAACTCATGGAACACTGCATACGAGCACTATGTTCCATTGCAGCGTGAAGACCTGGACTTTGTCCATCATGGTGTAGGCACTGGTGGAGGGTTTGGAACCAGGGGATCATTCTCTAAACGCGCTTTTGGTTCAACCAAAGACGTTGCAAACATTTTGCAAAACATTGTGTTGCAGCGTAAACGCGCTATTGATAGAGCAGAAAAAATCCGTATTGGCAAATCATTGATGGGGCTGGTGCTGACAAACCCAAATCCAAACTTCTGGTTGCCAGTTAATCCTAATGCATTAAAAAGCATTAAGAAGTTTAAAGAAGAAGTTCAGTCTCTTGGTATATCTGCGGATGAAGCAGAGAACATGATTCAAGAGCCAAAGACTCCAACCATTGATAAAGAAACCGGCCTTGTTAAATATGCTGTAAATCCCGCTATGCGTAGCATGGACAACGTATTCCCTGTTCGTATTAATGGTCAGGACTGGTTCATCATCTTTAACCCAAGTGATGAGCGCGCGCTGCGGATGGTCAAGTCGTTAAGAAACCTAGACGTTGAAAAGCTGGGCATTTTTCTTGGCACTGCTGGGATGATCACGCGCTGGATATCCGCTATTAATACGCAATACAACCCAATTTTTGGTTTCTTTAACTTTGGCCGTGACGTTGGCACTGGAATGCTTCAGCTCACAACAACAGAGCTTGCTGGTCAACAAGATAAAGTTAGAAAGAGCATTCTTCCTGCAATGGCTGCAATCTATAAAAATCAACGTGGCTGGGATAAGAGTGAAGGAAATGAAGTATTTGAGAAGGGTGAGTTAAGCCCGCAAGAATGGCGTGATCTACATCGTCGCTGGAAGCTGGCTGGCGGCGGCACTGGAATTACTGCAAACTTTATTCAGCAAAAAACCAGGCTTGAGAAATTGGAAAAGGGCTGGGGAATCAAAGGACTGTTGAGCGTTAGAGCAACTACTGATGAACTCAGTCTGCTTGATAAAAAACTTGCAGAAATGGATCGCGGCAAAATTAATGCTGGCCTCCATTACTTGTTTGAATATTTGTCTGACTATAACGATTCAATGGAAGGCGCCGTGCGCTTAGCCGTGTTTAAGGTTGCAGTCATTGACAACGGCATGAGTGATGACAAGGGCGCAAGCTTGTCTAAGAACGCAACCCTTAATTTTGATAAAAAGGGAGCAGTAGTTCCCAAACTTCAAACGTGGTTCTCGTTTATTAACCCTGGCATTCAAGGCGCGGTAACAGTCAAAAAAGTTTTGACAGGGCCAAAAGGAAAAGCAATCATTGCTTCAGGTATTGGGCTTGGCATTATGCAAGCCTTAGTATTGGCGGCTGCTGGCTTTGATGATGATGATCCACCGGAGTTTGTTAAAGCAAAAGCGTTTGTTGTTCCAACCGGTGGTGGTAAGTACTTTGTTATGTATCCGCCATACCCCCCAGGCTTTAGTATGCTGCCTGGAATTGGTCGTATGCTGACAGAAGCATTCATGATCAAAACAAAGATGATGAAGAGCAATGAAACCGCTTCCGACAAGATCTTTGATATTCTTCCAATGATGCTGGATTCTGTAAACCCACTGGGTATTGGCGCCTCTTGGCAGCAGATTATGCCAACCCCTGTAGATCCAATTGCAAACGTTTTAATGAATCAAGATGCGTTTGGCCGGCCAATTGCAAGGAAAGACCGCCCAGGCGAGGAGACCCCTGGCTATGAGCGTTCACGGGAAAGCGCAAGCGCCATCAGTAAAGGCATTGCTTATTTCCTTAACTGGTCATCCTCTCCGGCTGGAACATTGCATACAAAAGGAAAGATTAGCCCAACAGCAGACCAGCTGGACTACTTGGCTGAGCAGTACTTTGGTGGTGTATTCCGTGAAATGGTTAAAGCTGGTGAATCAGTTAGGGCTAAAGTCGCAGGTGAAGAGCAGCCAATGTATCGGGTTCCAGTTGCTGGTAAGTTCCTTGGCGAAACAAAAACTCCTGCCGCTATCTCGTCCAGGTTCTATGACAACCTAGAGAGAATGAATACGTTTGAGCATGAGATTAAACAGCGGGAAACAAACAAAGAGCCCACTGATAAATACATGAAGGCTAATCCAACCGCCTTTATGTGGAAAGAAGCTAACGCTGCCCAAAGGGACGTTAGCAAGCTCAACAAAGAGAAACGTCTTGCAATTGAGCGCAAGGCTTCTAAAGAAGAGATTAAGAAAATTGACGAAAGAAAGACCGAAAGGATGAAAGAGTTCAACGACAAAGTCAGAGCAACCCAATAATTCCTCGCTCAAACATAAGGCCGATTGTCTTGCGGTGTGCTTCCTCCCACATCTCAAGTCTTTCGGCCTTACTCATGCGGGCTCCCTGGTCAAGATCGGCATGGCAACTGTAACAGAGTGACGCTATTCTGTAGTCGTGGGATTTGAGGCCCCGCCCCTTTCCGTCACGCAGCTGGTTGCTGTGAGCGGCCACCACCGTACCGTCTTGGGTTTGACAGTGCTGGCAGGGCAGCTCACGCGCAGCGTCTAACAACTTACGATTCCTGTACATCACGTTTGCGGGGTTTCTTAATTGCCGCAATGCCTTCTTCCGGCCTGCGATGGGCCATGAATGCGTCAGCTATCCTAAAAGCTTTTTCGTGCGGATACTCATCTCCTTTGTTGCGAATCAATAGTGCAGCCATAGCAAACATTGCCGCCAAGTCGCGTAGGTTTTCTTCATGCTCAGTCATTAATGAATCTCCATGTTTCCACGCATTTCTTTCGTCACGCGCAAGGTTCGTATAACTGAGTCAATCACATAGCGCTCGTCATCCAGCTTGGTTTGGACTAAGAGGTCGCACATGGTTGCACAAAGCGCCATGATGGCGTTAAGAGGTTCTTTGCACTCTGTGTTGGCTATAGCCACATAAATGGCTTTTTGCATATTGTCAAATTCATCATCCATCACATCTCCATATCTTTAATTTTTTGGGATAGTAGGTCGTTAAGGTATTTACCCTTAACTGCGATGTGTTCAATTTCTTTTACATCATCAACCTGCCGGACGCAATCCTTCAACGCCTTGTTATAGCCGGCCTTGTAGGCATCATTACCATCAAGAATCATGCAGATAGCGTCACGCACCATTGCTGATGCCTTGCGCTGCGCCGCCAAGACCTTGATCTTGTCGTGATACTCTACAGGCAAATAGACGCTGTAGGGGATTAGTTTCTTCATTGTTTCCTCCATGCATCAAAGCTGGATCGTAGTTGGTTAAATAGGTGTCGCGCTTCCTCGTTGGTCTTTAGCTCCTTGCGGGATTCAATGTCCAAGTAAGAGATCAACCAAGCGGCACAAGCCTTTTCATTGGCCTCCATGAGCCATTCTTTCTTGTGCAGCCAGTCCCAAAACTCAGGGTCTCGGCAAAGTATTCCAGCCAGCTTAACAGCATGGTCGCCTGGAAACTCATTCTCGCGGTTCATCGGCTGCTCATCGTCACCCAGCCGTACCATGACCACCACATAACGCGATCCAACAAAGTCTCTCATCAGGTTATCTGGTAGATCATCAGGATGGACGGCCATCGTTAAAACGTAGCCGTCCTTTGACTGCTTGAGCCCAGTCTTTATACCCTCAAACTGGATTGGTTCGCTCAAGTTTCATCTCCAAGTACTTGATCACGCCTACGGACATGGTCAGCTGCTCCTCAAGTTTCTCAGCTTTTGCTTCAAGTTTTTGAACCTCGTTATCAAGCTTTATTTCATTCTTGATTGATAGTTGCAGCGCGCTATTCAAATTAACGCAAGTCTTTTCCCACTCTTTAACTGTGGTTGGTTTCTTTTTAGTCATCCCAAGGATCCTTTTGTTGTGTTGCTACAGGCTTGACGTAGGTGTTTACCTTCATCGAAACCATACGATTGTTGTTCTTGTCGCGCTTAACCCAGCCATCCAGCTTGATGGTGACAGTGTCTTCACCTTCGGCCTTGTCAATCATTTCCATGAGATAGGCTTTGTCAAACTTGATGTTCCCATTCATGTCAGGGGCGCGGTCATTGCGCTTGTTAATTGAGGTGAACAGCGCCCCAGTGTTTGTGTAATCGTCCATATCAGTCCTGTGTAAATTTCTTCTTGGTTTCAGTAAACAACTCTAATAGTTCCTCGTAGAAGGCGGGGTCTTCTGCTTTGGCTGCGTCATAGAGTTTGCGGTTGATTTGGAACATCTTGCGAACGTCCTCATCATTCTTTGCAAAGAAAAGCTTTAGTTTTGTAGCTTCAGTTAGCACTTTCTTGTAGGGCTCGCCTTCACCAGTAATGTGAATCGTCCAGCCTGGGTCTTTGTCAACGTACTGCGGTGGCAGCACATCGCCTTTAACGCGCTTGGGTGGCTCTACCTTTGGCTCTGCTTTGACTTCCTTGGCCGGCTCCTTTTGCGGGGATGCGTCAATTACATCATTCTCGACAATCTCCATCGCTGTCATCCACAGATAACGGCGCTGGTATGTCTCAACTGCACCAAGGTTCTGAATAGGGTGTGCGCCCTTCAGCTCAGCACCGGCCATCGGGCTGGTGATCACGATGCAAGTGCCATCGCTTATATCTGTAATGGTCAGGGTTGCGTAGGCTGCGTCATACGACACAACACCACACAGGCCCAGCTCATTAAAGATTAGTTGGATCTCGGGGATGAAGTCTCCAAGCTCAAAGTAATAGTAGCCAGCAAATTTGTTCTGCCCGCTCTTCTTTAACTTTGTGTGCAGAAGCTTTACCCGCGCTTCCATCAGTTTCTTATGTACCATGCTCTTCCTTTAAAAAAACCCAAGCCAAATGCCGGTTCCGTGGATCCATGCAATTGGGAAAATGATCGCGCCGGCAATGAGGAATCCCCACTTACCAGCCGTCAGACAAACAACAACGTGCGTCAACCATGATCCTATGATCCAGCCGAACAACGCAATTACAAACAAATCTTCCATGCTTACTCCTTTTTTAAATAGTCTTGGTACTGATTGCACCATTTACTCACAGAGCAAAAGTTAGCGCAGCGCGTCCGCTCACCCAGACGCACCTCTATCTCGTACTCTTTCCCATACTCAGCCATCTTGGCCTGAGCTTCCTCATTGGTGTCGCAGACATTGCGTGCCTTGACTCCACCAATCTTTTTAACCGCGTAGGTGGTCTGCTTCTCCCACATCTCATCAGGGGTGCAGTGCGGCAATTCGTCGCCGGTCTCAAAGTCGAACAGGGCGTTAGAGTGCATCTCAATGCGCTGCTCAATAAACTCCTGCTGCTTCTCAAAAGACCACAGCTGGACAGGGATGACCTTGACAGGGGCATCAGGGTAGGATGCCTTGATGGCGGCGTCACGGCGGCTCCAATCACGGATGATGGCTACGATCTCCAGCTTGCTGACATCGCTCTTCTTAACGTGGCGCACCAGCCATGCGTAGATGTTCAGCTGAAGCTCCCAGTCGATCTTCTCGTTCATTACGCTCCAGGCACCCACAGTCTTGTAGTCGTTCACTGTGATAGTTCCGTCCTCGTTGACGATCTGAAGGTCAATGGCGCCGGAAATAGACCAGCCATCGACTGTGGCGTGCAGCCGCTCCTCAACAAGGTGGTTCTCGTCGCTGCCATGCTCCAGCACGCCGTGAATGGCCGTGCCAAAGATAGACCAGACCATCTCGCTAACGTCTTGCTCAATCTCTTCAGAGTGCAGCTTACGCAGCTGGACGATGCGAGGGGAAGAGATCAGCTCTGTAGCAGAGATGTTGGACTTACCCTTAGAGTAAGTTGGCCGCTTCAAGACGTTCACAAACGTCTGCGGGAGGTTGTACTTGTTGGTGATGATCATGCTTTATCCTGTAGAATTAGGTGGTTGGGCCACACATTGTACCCATAGTATATCATGTCTTGCAACCCCCCTAGGAAAAATATTTATGGCGGTAACAACTACGCAGCGCAGCCTCAAGTACATGAGGGACAACGGCTTCTACGCAGAGGTGGTGGAGCGGTACAACTCGTTCACCAAGCGCAAGAACGACTTTGCCGGCTTCATTGACATCCTGTGCCTGGGCCAGGGGGCGGTGATCGGCGTCCAAACGACCAGCTGGGGCCACACATCAGACCGGCTGAAGAAGATCCTGGCTCACGAGAACCTGGACATCGTGCGTGATTCAGGGATAAAGATAGAGGTTCACGGCTGGCAAAAGAAAAATAATCGTTGGGAAGTCAAAATAATCCATGTAGAATGAAGACTTGCTTGTCTCCTTGACTCTTTTACAGAGTCTTTACCCCCCGGGCTTCTGGGGGGTTCTTTTCAACTGTATCGCTGATACAGTCTCCAAAAATATTTTTAAAAAAAGCTTGCGCTACCCAAAAATAGTGTATAGTTGTAACTGTTGTAGTCGCTCACAACAGATTGAAAGCCGTTACTCATGCATTGGCCCCTTTTTTTGGGGGAGCGACCCAGTGCAGTAGTAACGGCTTTTTTCGTTGGCGACCGCGACCGGACTCCATCCGTTAGCAAGTGGTTGTATCGCCAGCGTGGAAGAAAAGACAGAACCTCGGTGTGACCCGCACCTCCGAAGTAGCGTAAGCAAAAAGGAATAAACAAGGTTGTCAGTAATGACACATACCCTAGTCCGCTGGGAGATGATCGACAAGCCGGTGAGAACTGGCTTTATCGGGATTCCAGGGGAGGGCGGCTTGGCCGGCCGATAAGACTGCATAAAAACCAGTCATGGCACCTTGATAAAGAGTCGTTAGCCATCCAGCGCCCAAGTCCAGGGGAGGGAGGGTCAACGGGTAAGAGGGCTTAGGCATGATGATGCAACAGTTGACACGATGCTGATTCATGAGTTACATTTACAAACAGGAGAAAGCTATGAAATTGTTACAGTTGATGCAAGAGAAACTAAGAGAACCCACCCCGTTGGAGGTGGTAAGCAGAGAGCTCGCTGAGGCGCAGCTGGAGATGCTCCAGGCTGAAACCGCAGTGGATTACGCTGAGAGCATAGTCATGTACAACAAGGTAAGGATTGAACGCCTCAATGACCATATTGCCAAATTTTCAGGAGAAAAGAAATGAAGTGGAACATCTATAGCAGAGTTACAGTTCTTGAGCAGCAGTTAAAAGACTTGACGGACTTTAACCGCGATCACAGCCAATGGATTTTGCAGTTGAAGGAGGGGCTGAATAAGCTGGAAAACGCAAATCAGCTTTTAGTAAATTCAAATCAAGCCTTGATTCGCAAGCAGGAGAATTTTGCCGAAAGATTACAAAATCTGGAACATGAGGTTTACAAGCAATCACGCCAGCCAAAACCAGCCATTGCTGCCCCTGACCCCCGCTTGCCAGTTTTTCCCCAGGTTGAGGTTAATACTGAGGCAAACGAAAAACTGTTAAAGAAACGTCAGTATCAACGTGAGTGGAACGCAAGGAAAAAAGCCAAGAAAGAAGAAGAGCAAAAAATAAAGGCGCAGCGTGAAAAGAAAAACGCATACGCAAGAGCTTACTACGCACGCACCAAAGGAATAAAGAAATGAGACACCTGCGCGTACACGGCACTCCTGAGAAGTGGAGCGCCAAGCTAGTAGAGGAGTACGACATTGACGATAAGCACCACAAGCAAGCAATAACTAATCTGATAAACGATTTAGCATCACTAGCGGTGGTACGCAACTACTACATTGACCCCAATACCATGATGAAACTATACGACCAACACATGAGCTACCAAGCAGGAGAATTGAAATGAAAGATACACGAGAAATCGCCGAAGACTACACCGATTGGCTGGTCAAGACCGGCGGCTACGCCAAGGACATGACGCTGCGCGATTACTTTGCGGGGCTTGCATTGCAGGGATTCCTCGCAGATGGCATGGCCCCAAACTGTGAAGCATCAACTATTGCGAAATGCAGTTTTGTAGCAGCAGACGCAATGCTTGAGGAGCGCAGCAAATGATATTGACAACAAAAGGCGGGTGGACAAACCAAGACATTCGAGACATAGAGGACAACCTCCAGCCAGAGCGTTTTCAAATCACAGGCGTTTACGTGCGTGTGAAGTACAGGAGCGCAGACGATACAAGCGGATGGTACAAGCACCCACTGGAAGATCAACTCAAGGAGCGTACCAAATGACATTCCAAGAACAAGTTAAAGCACTACCCGAAGAAGAGCGGGTTAAATTCTTTCGCGCACTCATGGATGTGGTCAATGCAGGTGTTGAGGCAGGTGTGCCGCCAACCGAACTAGCAAAGATGTACGCAGACACATACACACATATTGAAGCAATGCTCAAGGAGAACGCCAAATGAACGAAGCAGACAAAAAATACATGGAGCGCAAGACGCAGAAGGACTGGGAGTACGACGAGCCCGAGCCCAGCGACTACGCCATGTTCGTAAAACAGATTAAAGGCTTGATCGTGTGGGTGATCTTTGTAGTGGGTGCGTCCATGCTTGTAGCGGCGGTGTTCAAATGAAAGTACGAATAAGACTACACCCAAAAGAATACTGGGTTATTGAGACCAAACGCTGGTATGAATTTGATTGGCAGTACGAAAATATGTTTTCTGGCGACAACGCTTATGAACGTGCAAAAGACTACGCAGTGCTATTGAAACACCCACAGGTGGAGGAAATCAAATGACTCACACACAATTTTTGACAATACTAGGGACTATTTGGATTGCCCCTTATGTACCCAAATGGTTAGCGCAATTCACGGGCGTTGCTTTTCTGTTTGTTTCTATTTGCATATCAGCGGGGTGGCTATGAACATCATTGAAATGTGGGAAGCACTAGCTGCTTACCAGCCCCAAGCCGATGCCGATGGACACGGCAAGTCGTGGGCAAGGATGTGCAGAGAAAAAAATACTGCTGCTGCTTATTCTGCTTATGCTGCTGCTGCTGCTGCTGGTCGTGCTGCTGGTCGTGCTGCTGCTGATGCTGCTTATGGTGCTGCTGTTGCTGCTGATGCTGCTGCTTATGCTAAAAATCGGGCGAAAGAAACTATTGACATGATAGGAGTAACAGAATGAACATCATCGAACTAGCAAAACAAGCGGGATTTGCAGACTCTGCTGGAGTTGTTCACGCCGCTTATCAACTTGAAGCCTTTGCCGCCTTGGTAGCAACGCATGAGCGTGATGCCATTATGAAGTCAATAGAAGAACTGCGCCCAGTAGAGGACAACCCCCTACTGAAAAATAAACCCGCTGCTTTTTGGATTGAAAATTTTAGGCAGATCGTTTACACAAGAGGTGAAGCATGAAACTCAAAGACGAACTAGCACAACACCGCTTAGCCATCATGCGCTTGCGCGTCCGTGGTGTGAACACAAAGCCTCAGAATCATCTGCAACACCAGTTGCAAGTGATGCAAGAGTTAGCAACTACCGTTGTCCAGCAACGTGATGATCTTGTACGGACACTGGACAAGGCTGAGTCCCACATCGAATTTTTGGAAAACGAAATCAAAGCAAGAGGTGAAGCATGACAGGCTACGAATCAAAACGCGCAGCAGCGCGGGACAAGCTGGAAGATGACGATACGCAGGTATACCAAACAGAGTTGACCAAACTGCTTATGGAAGGCTATGACAGGGGTGTAGCAGACGCACTGGAAGAAACTAAAAAAGCCTTGGCACATCCAGCGCAGGAGCATGTCGCGGTGCAACACCACGACGATACGCTGACGATTGCATACCAAAGTGGTTTCTACGACGGAAAGAAAGCAGCACAGCGCCCTTGGGTTGGGCTGACGGATGACCACATCACAGAAGTCATTGACTCAATGCCGCAAGGAATTAATGGGTGGATGAGTGACTGGGATTTGTACGAATATGCCAATGCCCTTTTAGCCAGAACAAAGGAGAAGAACAATGCCATGCTATGACCACAGAAGCAGTCCCGACTATGTTCGCCAAGAAGTGCAGGCCGAGATGCAGGGGCGCGTTGACCAACTTGCAAACTGGTTGTGTCTAACGCTGGGTACATTGGAGCAGCTTGGGTTCCACGCAAAAGACCCTGAGTTGCATAGGTGGTGGGAAGAACACAAGGCGTGGGACGCCGCACGAAAGGAGAACGCAAATGGGTGAACGACTAATACCAAAGCTGGACAGACTTGGCGCGGAGGCTGGCATCAAGCAGATGACGCCCGAGATATATAACTTTGCCCTGCTGGTGCGTGCTGATGTGGTAGCGCAGTGGCCTGAGCGTCCCATTGATTTTGGGCCACAACCGGACATGCACTACGGCATGAACCAAGACGATTGGAAAGACATAGTTGCCGCCATATCCAAGGCGCGTGATAGCAGAGGCATATACCTAGGATGCCGCCCTGCTGATGTGTTCCAAGACGGGTTTCTTGCAATGGGATTATTTAAACCAAAGGAAACAAAATGAAAATTGAAGTAATAAAAGACTACGCCCTGCCTTGTATGCAAGCGGAACACGCACTCAAGGAAGCACACCAATGTATGCTGAGTAATCATTACGATGATGCAATTTATGAATGCACTGTTGCGCTAACGTACATTGCCAACATGATCGAAGCTATCAAGCACGCAAAGGATAAAGCTTGAACACACCTCCACAAGATAGGATTAGGTGTTTACTCCGCAGGTATCCTGATGGCTTAACGCTGTTGGAAATATCCCAGCACTTAAACATGAACTATACCAATGCGGGGCGCAGCCTCATCAAAATGCCGGACGCTTACATTGATAGGTGGGCTCCAAAAGTAGGCAAGGGGCCGGGAAAATGGAGCGCGGTATATTGTGTGGTTACCCCACCAGAGGACTGTCCCAAGCCAGAATAAGAGAGTAAATGATGGATCAACCAAATTTCGCAGCCTGGAGTTTAGAAAACTTGGCAAAGTTTGCAAGCGAAGCGTATAGCCGGATGCAAACACAACAGGAAGTCATCATGCAGCTGCAAGGTGACTTCAAAGACGCAATGGTGGAAATCCGCCGCTTAATTAAGGAAAAAAATGACTGAGAAAATCCTGCTGACAAAGATCCGCCTAGATGGCGGAACACAACCACGCAAAGAGTTGGACGATAGCCTAGTCCAGCACTACACAGAAGCAATGCTTGAGGGCAAAGAATTTCCACCAGTAGACCTGCACTTTGACGGCAAGAACTACTGGCTCTCCGATGGATTCCACCGCTGGCACGCACACAAACGCGCTGGATACAAAGATGTCAACGCTATAGTCCAGCAAGGCACCAAACGTGATGCATTTATCGCAAGCCTTGCAGCTAATGCTGAACACGGCAAGCCACGCAGCGCAGAAGAGGCCCGCAATGTAGTCCGGCTGGCTCTTGAAGACATAGAGCTAGGTGAGTTGTCGGACTCTCAAATCGGAGATGTGTGCAAGGTGAGCAAAGCTACAGTTGGTCGCGTTCGCAAAGCTTTGGGTCTTGAGAAGTCCAGCACTGTTGGCAAGGATGGCAAACGCAGGGACACAACAAACATTGGTCGTAAAGTAGCGCCCGTTCAAGAGTTTGAAGAAGAAGATAAGTTTGAAGAAATCAAGAAAGAATTTTCTGTAATTTCTGATGAAAACACCAAGCTCAAAGATCTTCTTGCAGTAAGATCGCTGCCTGTTTCCAAGGAGGCCCAGGCCGAGGTTCAAGAGACCATTGAATCGCTGCGTGAGCAAGTGCGGGAACTGGAAGCACAGCTTGCCTCTGTAACTCAAAGCCGTGATGAATTCATGTCTAAGAATTCAGAGATGATCAAGCAGATTAATTACTGGAAACGCAGAGCAGATAAAGCTGCGTAAACACCGAAGCTGGGCGGTTTCCCAGCAGGAGCAAGCATGATAAATCTAAGGCCACATCAGGCGGATGTGGTGGAGAAACTCGCGCAGGGTTTTTCCCAACACCGCTGCCAACTCTTGTACGCACCTACAGGGTTTGGCAAAACAGAAGTAGCGATGCACATCATGGTCGAAGAGGCCAAGAAGGGCATCAAAGTAGCGATGGTCTTGGATAGGATTGTGTTGGTCAACCAAACCAGCACGCGCCTATCTAAGTACGGCATCGGTCACGGCGTGATGCAGTCGGGGCATTGGCGATACCGGCCCCACGAGCGCATACAAGTGTGCAGCGCGCAAACCCTGGAGCGTAGGTCTGACTTCCCTGATGTCGGCCTTCTCATCATTGATGAGTGCCATGTCCAGCGCAAGCAAGTAATCAAATTCATTCAAGACAACCCCGATATCAAGGTGATAGGGTTGACTGCCACGCCCTTCACGGCGGGGCTGGGTGATACCTACACCCACGTAGTAGGCGCCAAACCTACCGGTGATTTGATTGAAGAGAAGTGGCTAGTCCCGCTGAAAGTGTTTATCGCCAAAGAAATCGACATGACCGGCGCCAAGAAAGTGGCCGGCGAGTGGTCTCAGGATGAAGTGTCCGAGCGGGGCATGAAGATTACCGGCGATATAGTTGACGAGTGGATTAACAAGACTAATGAGCTATTCGGCGGGCCAAAAAAGACTGTGGTCTTTGCCTCCGGTGTGGAGCATGGTCGAGACCTGGTTCGCCAGTTCAACTCACGCGGTTATAACTTTGTGTCTATCAGCTACAAAGAAGAGGATGACTTCAAGCGCGAGACTATTGAAGACTTCAGCCGGCCTGATACCAAGATCACCGGCCTGATAGCCACCGATATCCTGACGCGAGGGTTTGATGTGCCTGACGTTTTGATAGGCGTATCTGCCCGCCCGTTTTCCAAGTCGTTCTCTAGCCATGTCCAGCAGATGGGCCGCATCATGCGCCCCTGCGAGGGCAAGACGCACGGCGTGTGGCTGGATCATTCGGGCAACTATCTCAGGTTCAGAAAGGATTGGGATAACCTGTTCTCCGAGGGCGTGACTGATCTGAAGGACAAGAGCGAATCGGCCAAGAAAGAGCCCACCGAGAAGGTCAAGAAAGAAGCCAAGTGCGGCAAGTGCGGCGCGTTGTGGATATGGCCTGACCGAATCTGTGGCGAGTGCGGCTGGACGCGCCCATCAAAAGAAGTGCAGAACGTTCCAGGCCGCATGATTGAGCTGGACACAAACCAAAAGGGATTTGTGAATGCCAACCAAACCTTTTACTCCGAGGTGCTCTACTACAGTCGGATGCGGGGCTACAAGGATGGATGGGCAGCGCACAAGTACAAAGAGAAGTTTGGCGCATTTCCTAGGGGCCTGGACACGGTCATCAAGACGCCCAGCTACAAGACACTGGATTGGATTAAGAGCCGTAACATTGCATGGGCGAGAGGTAAAGCATGACGTTTGAAGAATTCGCCCGCGACAATGGGTTATTGATTGACCGATTGACGCTGGGTAAGTGGATGCGGGTTGGTACAGTTGACCGGCCAGCAAAGCGCAATGGCGCGTATATCTTTGATGGGCATAAGGGCGCGGTGATTAACTTTGCCATGCACGATAAGCACATTCTCTACCGGTCTGACGAGCCTTACATCCCTGATCCGATGGAGGGAATCAGGCGCCAGCTGGCCGACAAAGAGCGACTGGAACGACAAGCCGATGCAGCAAAGCGGGCGGCATTCATCTGTAACAGCGTTACAGTTGAGCAGCACCCCTACATGATCCGCAAGGGATTTTCTGACAAAGTGAAGGTGTGGCACAGGCAAATTGCAGTCCCAATGCGCATCGATGGGCATCTTGTTGGCTGCCAGCTGATCCAAGAGGATGGTCAAAAGAGATTCTTAGCCGGCCAGCGAACGAAAGGCGCCAGCCTGACGATTGACAACAAGGGGCCGAATATCCTAGTCGAGGGGCTGGCTACTGGTATGTCGGTGCGTCGAGCGCTAAAGCAGCTGCGCCAGCGGTACACAATCCACGTTTGCTTTTCAGCTGGGAACATGATAGAAGTCGGGAGCCGGATACAGTCCCCTTTCGTTGTCGCCGATAACGATCCAGTAGGTCTTGGAGCTGCCAAAAAAATAGCCCCGCGCTACTGGGTAGGCGAGGCTGGAGAGGATTTCAACGATTTCGAGCAGAGGGTAGGGACAGAGGCCGCAGCCGAGTCCCTGCGCCCTTTCTTCTAAGCGGCCTGTTTGCCGGTGTCGTAGCCCCTATGGTATGTCCATATCTCTAGGGGCGTCATGTAGTCGTTTTGCTCGTCTTGGCCGGTGCGTGCATGGTAGTAACCCATCGCGAATGCTTCCATTTGGCTATGAGTGAATGTAACTTTCATTTGTCGTCCCCTTCTAATGCTTCCACGGACTCAATTATGTTGTCGAGATGTTCCCCAATGGTCACACCTTCACCCATACCCAAACCCATATGCTCGTCTTTGGTTTGCTGCGTGAGCGTGTACCGCAAATCGTATAGGTCGAAAAGGATAATTTGTATCTGTTCTTGTGTCATTTGATGGTTCCTAAAAATTCTTCAAATTGCTCCAGCACTTGCGCCCTGCTGCCCTTGAATCCCAGCTCTTGCTTGATGATTGCGTAGCAGCTGCGCCCTTTGCTGATCTTTAGCCCGCGTAGCTCCAACCGGAGCCCAGCGCGCAACGTCAAGAGCCGGTATAGCTCTATTTGGTTTGGTTCTGTGATTACCATTCGTCCCCCTCAATTGGTTCGTCTATGTCGGATTGGTCGTAGTACTCGAATATGGATGGGTCAAAGCGGGCCATTACTTGGTCGTAGCACTTGTCGCATACCCTGGCAAGGGGAATCCCCCTGCCATCGCTTTCCCACCAGCTATCGGCTATTGTGTGGTCGCATCGCATTAGAATTTCTCCCAGCGTAGGCCAATGACTGAAGGAAAGAATTCCAGCGTCACGGCGTCTTTTGCCACTTTTACCCAAACCCTGCCGGTGCTGGCTGGGTGCTGGGGCGGTCGCCCGCCCACCAGCTCGAAACTTTCCAGCCGGTTAGTGATGTAAATGTGGCCGATTTTGGCGGGGTTGCCATCGGTGCGCATTAGTTTGTAATCGTCTTGAATGATCATGATGGTTTTACCAGCTGGATTGATAAAAATATGACCAGTTGTAATCACGCGGCGCAGCCAGTAACTCGTTCAGCGCGTCGATTGTGTACTGTAGGTCTTCTATGTAGCCCTCGTCGTAATCGGTGGATCCAAAAAAGAACCCTTTAGCGGTAGGTAGGGCCTCGGCGCCCAGCTTCGGATCGTCTATAACCCGCTGGCATTCGTCGCGCAGCTCTTCCAGCTGATTGGCGGTTACCTCGTACTGCGCGCAGTTATCGGCGCCCCCTTGCACGTTTTCCACAAACCAATTGTGAATCGCGTTAGCCTTGCGCCAGTAAGCGGCGCGATACTCAATTGCGGACACTTTGAGGCCCTTTGCGCCCGCTATCGGCACCTCAGACAGTCCCTTTTGGTCGGCGTCTTCCGCATCCCATGCGTTAACGTGCTTGCGCGCGGTCAGATACATATCTAATCCCATAATCTAGCTCCTTGTTAAGGGCAATAGCGCCCCCCAAACCCTGCGCGCAGGGCTTGAAGGGATCACTGCCTCAAAAGCGCTTTTGCGTCCCTTATGGCGTCAATCAGTAGCTCGGCAATGGCGTCATCGGGTATATGCTTTATGTTTAAGCTTGCCCAATACGTCACCCTTTGGAGGGCGTCCCTTAATTGCTCGGTGGTCGGTGTGGATGTTTGCATTTTTTAGCCTTTTGCGTTGGTTTGGAATTCTTGCCGGCCTCGTTGGATCAGCTGGCGGGCGTGCGCCTGGTCTTCGGGAGCTTCGGCGGTGATCATGTTTTGCAGCTGCTGGGCGCGCTTGATTCGGTTTGCGGGTACGCTGATTCGCTCGTAGCGGTAACCCTCTTCGATGTAGTGGGCTTCGGGGTGGATCATGTGCGGCGCGCCTCTGAATATGCGTTCCTGTAGAGGGTTTCCGCCCGCTGGCGGTCTTCGGCGCGCTCTAGATTGCGCATACCCTGGAAGTAGCGGGCCCAATGCTGGGCGCGTGCCTCGTCGCGCTGGTTGCGGGCTTCGGCGCCTTTGCGTCCGGCTTCGGTGTAGTTTGCTTCGGGGTTTAACATGGTTAGCCTTTCAAAATAGGTATTACTTTGCGCGCCAGCTGGTCGGTGCGCTTTGCTCGGGTTCCGTGGGCTCGGAATCCAACGATAAAATCGCGGTCGGCGCGTGCGCACCATGCGTCCCAATTGCCGCAGTTCTCGCACGTCGATTCGTCGCGGGTTTGGGATTCGCAAACCACAATGCGGCGCCCCTCGGGCGTGTAAGACAGTTTGGGGGTATCGCTGGGGACAATACAAACCACAGGCAAACCCTGCCCGCTGAGCTGGTCGGCGTGGCCGGCATCATCGGCGCTTAGGTTAATGGTAAAGCCCCATGCGGTCGCGTGGCGCGCCCAATTAATAGCCTGGGCGCTGTGCTTGTGGGTATAGGTAAACCCTCGGCGGCCGATATTCGCGGCCACTATTTGCCCCAGCTCGTAGGCGTCGACGTTTTCCCCAATGCCCGGGAGGTCGCCAGCGACATTCATTCGCCAAAGCTGGCGCGGCGGCAGGCTTCGGATATGGCCGGCCAGCTGGTCGATGGGCACGCCGCGCGCGGGTACTTTATCCCACTGCATACGGGTGAAATAGTCTTCACCATAGCAATCGGCGCCATAATGCGCGCAGCTGGGCGGGCAAGTGGCGCGCAGGCTATAGGTTTGGGGGATCGGGCCGGTTTTGCGGTTTGCGCTCGCGCGAATGAATGTGTAGCTCATAGCGTCACCCTTTGGGCTAGTGCGTTGGAGATAATGCCATCGCGCGCCAGCTGGTCGACGTAATCAGCGAAACTCATGCGGGCGTCAATGTGGTGAATCAGCTCGCCGGTTTTATCGCTCGCGCTCCAGGCGTAGCGGTGGCGGCGGCGAATTAGGGTGGGATGCGCGGCCCAAAAAGCGGCGCGAATTTCTTTTTGTGTGGTCATAATTTAAGCTCCAAAGTAAAACAAGTAAAAAACGGCGCCCCAGACAATGGCGCAAATAACGGCGCCAACTAGATCACTGATACAGTTGCGGCGGGGGATCTGATAGTGCTGTCTCATATCGTGCAGCATCCGCAGCAAGGGGCATCCTCGCAGCGTCCGGCTTTGTTCCGGTAGTACTGGCGCCCCATGCCAAAATCGATAACATGGCTAACATAATCGTCGCGGATATAGTCGCCGGCCGCGTTCTCGCGTCCCTCGAATCCGTCGAAATTTAAAAGGCTGGCCGTTCGTTTGACAGTGTCGTACACGATAGTTTGCCCGCGTTGTATGCGCTGGCCGGTGCGGCTGCACGTTCCGGAGAATTTCGCGGTCATGGTCTTAAGCATTGGAAAGCCCTTTCAGTGTTGCTAGTTGCTGGCCGATACCCTGGCCGCGTAAGGGGTAGGAAACGTTAGGAAAACCCGCTAGGGCTTTGGCGTAGTGTTTACCGGCCAGCACAACGATAGTGCGGTCTCGGTGCTGCATCAGCTCTGCGGCGGTTGTGATTTCCCATATAAGGCGCCCGCGTTTATCGAGCTTTGAGAGTGCGCAGTTATAGGGCTCAATGATGGCATCGGGAGATATGGCGCCATACAGGCCGCTGAGTATCAGTACATCAGCACCAGCGCGGCCGGCTGCGGCCATTGCAAGCTTGAAAGCTTGGCCGGTGTAGAGCTGGGCAGCTGGCGCGGCGTGATCAAGCTTCGCAGCACTACAGGCAATCAGATAGAGGGGTTTCACAGTAAGAGCTCCTAAGTAAGCGGGTTAATAAAACAGACGAGTAGTTATGCTCTCATGTGCTATATACCCTGTCAAGGGGTTTTATACGGTATCAATTTATAGAATTGACTTCTACGGGCGGTCACAATCTAGCCTGGTTGGTCTAATGCGTAGGCATCGCGGTCTAATTTGTAAACGTGCGGTCTATTGTGTGGGCTTAGCGGTTGTGATACAGTCGGGCCGTTCTTAATTTATACTGCACAGTCACAAAGTAAACGGGCGGTTCAGACAATGGCAAACCAACAAACTCAAAAGCTCACGCGCGCGCAGATCAAGCAAGGGCTAGACACTATCCCGATTGAATCATTGCTAAGTAGTGGCACAGGCAAAAAGCCCGCATTAACTGCGAAACAGAAAAGCTTTGCCCATGCAGTAGCACTAGGGGCCAGTAAGGCACAAGCGTACAGGGATAACTACAAGGTAGACGCTACACCAGCCACGCTACATACTGCGCCGTATGAGCTGGCCGCAAACCCTGCCGTGTCGCGGGAGATAGAGGCGTACAAGCTGGCGATAGAGGCTGAGAAACACCGAACACCGGCTCAGCTGAAGGCTCTGCTCGTGCAGCAGCTGGTGCAGCACTCCCTCGATGATGACTTTCCCCCAGCGTCCCGCGTCCAATGCTTGAAGCTACTGGGCTCCCTCTTCGAGGTAGGCGCCTTCGTAGAGCGCAAAGAGATAACCACAGTCAATCGATCCGACGATATCCGCGCCCGCCTATTGTCCAGGCTGCAGGCCGTTACAGTTGACGCCAACATAGTGGCCGATGATGCCTTAGACCTACTGGCAGAGATCAAGGGCGCCCAGGCTCCAGCTGCAGCCAGCGATCCCCAGCCCATCGACGATCCAGCCCCCAGCGACCCCACCGGAGAGGGGGCCCCGCTTTTGGGCCAGCCGCGCACAGGGGAGTCATTACATACTATTCCACTCAAACAATCTCATCAAAAATCAGACCCCCCCTTTGAGTCCATGTAAAAAAGGGTGGGGGGTATATATTTTTTTCAACTTGATCATTGATACAGTTGAACTAGATCAGTGATACAGTTATGAAGCACCCTACCAGCCCCTACCTTGTTAAGAAGAAGGAATATCAAATGACTGAGAAACAGAGGACTGTCTTCCTAGTGATAGATGAGTACTGGAAGAACTTTGGGTATGGGCCGTCGATAGACGATATCATGTACCAGACGGGGGATAAGGGGCGCGGGAATGTTCATCGGATTGTGAAGAAGTTGTGTGATCTTGGGATATGTAAAAGGATGAGCAGGAGCGCCCGCAGTGTCCGGCCTAGTTATTTGTCGATGCGCAACATATGAATATTGACGCCATAAGTAAAGCGATAGCCCTTCTGCCCTCGAATGAGCAGGAGGCTTTCTTTGACGAGCTAGATGAGTACCGGTCAAGTTTGGTACGAGAGGAAGCCCAGGTAGATTTTTTAAAATTTGTTCATTCAATGTGGCCGGGGTTTATTAATGGCCGGCACCATAAAGTGATGGCGCGCAAGTTTGAGGACGTTGTGAACGGGAAAATCAAACGCCTGATCATCAATATGCCACCCCGCCATACCAAGTCTGAGTTTGCAAGTTATATGCTACCGGCCTGGTTTCTAGGTAAATACCCTGATAAGAAGATTATCCAGACATCTAATACGGCTGACCTTGCGGTGGGGTTTGGACGTAAGGTAAGGAACCTTGTTGGCAGTGAGCAGTACTCCAAGATCTTCCCTAACGTAAGTTTAAGGCAAGACAGTAAAGCCGCCGGACGTTGGTCTACTAATAAGGATGGGGAATATTTCGCTATCGGAGTCGGAGGAACTGTAACCGGTAAAGGTGCGGATCTACTGATTATTGACGACCCTCACTCAGAGCAAGAAGCCGCCCTGGCCGCCGGAGATCCTTCTGTCTTTGACAAAGTCTACGAGTGGTACACATCTGGCCCACGACAACGTCTACAGCCTGGAGGGACTATTGTTGTAGTTATGACCCGCTGGGCCAAAAGAGACCTGACCGGAAGAATCCTTCAGTCCTCTATTGATAAAGAAGGAAACGACGACTGGGAGGTGATCGACTTCCCTGCGATCCTTCCTAGTGATAAACCCCTATGGCCTGAGTTTTGGAAGCTAGAGGAGCTGGAGGCTTTAAGGTCAGAACTACCCGCCTCAAAATGGAACGCCCAGTATCAGCAAAGCCCGACCTCTGAGGAGGGGGCTATTGTTAAACGGGAGTGGTGGAAGGAATGGAAAGAGGATAAACCCCCCCGGTGTGAATTTATTATCCAAAGCTGGGATACCGCATTTTTAAAATCGGAACGGGCTGACTATTCTGCCTGCACGACCTGGGGGGTGTTTTATTTAAATGAGAACGAGAACGACGCCCACATCATTTTGCTCGACGCTTTTAAACGCCGGATGGAGTTCCCTGAGCTAAAGGAGAAAGCCTTTAACCATTACAAGGAATGGGAGCCAGATGCTTTTATTGTCGAGGCCAAAGCTTCGGGAGCCCCGTTGATCTTTGAATTAAGAGCGATGGGGATCCCCGTCCAGGAGTTTACGCCGAGCAGGGGTAATGATAAGATGGTGAGGATTAACTCTGTATCTGATCTGTTTGCTAGTGGAAAAGTATGGGCTCCCTCTACCCGCTGGGCTGACGAGCTAATGGAAGAGATGGCCGCTTTCCCTAACTCAGACCATGATGACTTGGTTGACTCCGCCACCCAAGCATTAATCAGGTTCAGAAAAGGCGGCTTTATACGCCTACAAACGGACGAGCAAGATGAGATTCGTTCGTTTAGGCGCAAGGTATCTTATTACTAAGGATTAGTATGTCCATTGAAAAGTCACTATACGCCGCCCCTATGGGTCTTGAATCTTTAGCCCCTGACCAAGAGGACGCGATTGAAATTGAGATTGTAGATCCTGAGTCAGTAACTATTAACGTAGGCGACACTGAGATCAAGATAGGTAGTGTTGAAGATGACTTTGATGCCAACCTGGTTGAGAGCCTGCCTGACGATGTAGTCACAGGTATTGTTTCTGACCTGATGGCTGACTTTGACGATGACGTTAACTCACGCAAAGACTGGATGCAGACCTACACTGATGGTCTTGAACTTCTAGGAATGAAGATTGAAGAACGCGCTGACCCCTGGATTGGGGCGTGCGGGGTTTACCATCCTCTCCTGTCTGAGGCTGTTGTTAAGTTCCAGGCAGAGGTCATGATGAGCACCTTCCCGGCAGCAGGCCCGGTGAAGACCCAGATCATCGGCAAAGAAACCCCTGAAAAGAAACAAGCCGCCACCCGGGTTGCTGATGACATGAACTATCAGCTGACGGATGTCATGACTGAGTTCCGTCCTGAGCATGAGCGTATGTTGTGGGGTCTAGGTCTTTCCGGTAATGCCTTTAAGAAGGTCTACTTTGACCCCAGCCTTGACCGCCAGACCTCTATTTTTGTTCCGGCTGAAGATTTGGTTGTGCCTTACGGAGCTTCTGACCTTCAAACCTCTCCGCGTATTACCCATGTGATGCGTAAGACGGAAAATGAACTAAGAAAATTACAAGTAGCTGGGTTTTATGCTGACATTGACTTGGGTGAGCCAAGCAATACCCTTGATGAAGTAGAGAAAAAGATTGCCGAGAAGATGGGATTTCGCGCCCAAACGGATGATCGCTACAAAATCTTGGAAATGAACGTGTATTTAGACCTTGAAGGGTACGAACACACCGACAAACACGGCGAACCTACAGGAATTGCGCTCCCTTATATAGTTACGATTGAAAAAGGTAGCATGAAGTGCCTTGCAATCCGCCGTAACTGGGAAAAAGACGATGATCTGAACACAAAACGCCAGCATTACGTCCACTATGGCTACGTTCCTGGCTTTGGTTTCTACTGTTTTGGCCTGATTCACCTTGTTGGCGCGTTTGCCAAGTCTGGAACATCCATTCTTCGCCAATTGGTGGACGCCGGAACCCTTGCTAACCTGCCTGGAGGTTTTAAAACCCGTGGTCTGCGTGTAAAGGGTGACGATACACCCATCGGCCCAGCAGAATGGCGCGATGTTGACGTACCTAGCGGGACTATTGCTGAAAACATCATGGCTCTTCCTTACAAGGAACCTAGTCAGGTGCTGGCACTGTTGCTGGACAAGATCGTAGAAGAAGGACGTAAGTTTGCTTCTGCTGCCGACATCCAAGTAGCCGATATGTCCGCCAATTCTCCCGTTGGTACAACCCTGGCTATCCTTGAGCGCACCCTGAAAGTAATGACTGCCGTTCAGGCGCGCATTCACTACTCGTTTAAGCAGGAGCTGGGGCTTCTTCGCGACATCATCCGCGACTTTACCCCGCCCGACTATAACTATGATCCAGTTGAAGGCTCACCCAAAGCTAAACAGTCCGACTATGACCTTGTTACAGTTATTCCGGTCTCTGACCCCAACGCGGCGACGATGGCTCAGAAGATTGTGCAGTATCAGGCCGTCATTCAATTATCCAACGGCGCTCCGCAGATTTATGACCTACCACAGCTCCACCGCCAGATGCTAGATGTGCTGGGTATTAAGAATGCAGAAAAGCTTGTCCCGCTACCTGATGATGAAAAGCCAATTGATCCAGTAAGCGAGAACATGAACGCGCTCAAGGGTAAGCCAATGAAAGCGTTTATTACTCAAGATCAGCAAGCTCACATTGCGACCCACCAGATGTTCATGCAAGATCCTATGATCATGAAGACCATCGGCCAGAACCCGCAGGCTAACGCAATCATGGCTGCACTCCAGGCACATATCGCTGAACATCTTGGCTTCTACTACCGCACCTTGGTTGAGAAACAGATGGGCGTACCTCTTCCTCCCCCGGATGAGCCGCTGCCAGACGATGTTGAAGTTCAACTGTCTCGGCTTATTGCTCAGGCCAGCGCACAGGTCATGCAAACCAATATGGCTCAGGCCCAACAGGCCCAGGCTCAGCAACTGGCTCAAGATCCGCTTATCCAAATGCAACAGCAAGAGTTACAGATCAAGGGTGCAGATCAGCAACGCAAAGCTCAAAAAGATCAAGTGGATGCGCAGCTAAAAGCCAGCCAGCAACAGATTGAACGCGAGCGTATCCAGAGCCAAAAGGATATAGATATGTTGCGCCTACAGGCTGATGCAACTAAATCCAAAGAAGAGCTGGATGCTCACAATGATTTAGAGCGCCAGCGCATATTAACCAACCTAGTTGGACACACTAAATGAACGACAAATATTTACAACTTCTAATGTCAAAGATAGAAGACAAAGTATCCCAACTCCAAGTAGCCCTGGCGGATGGCAACGCCAACGATTATTCGGAGTACAAGAAGATGTGTGGTGAGGTTAAAGGTCTGCTCACTGCGCGTCTATTTATCTCAGACCTACAGGAAAGACTCAAAACTAATGACGATGACTAACTTGGATATCGTAAACGCTGTGGATTTATCTAACATACTTGATAAGTCTGCGGAACAAAAAGCCAAACTGCTACCAAAGCCGTCTGGTTACCGCATATTGTGCGCAATTCCAGAAGTGGAAAAAGAATACGACAGTGACCTTGGACTTATTAAGTCTGATGAAACTATTCGTAACGAGGAGTTACTGACAACGGTCTTGTTCGTAGTGGACTTAGGCCCGGATTGCTATAAGGATGAAACCAGGTTCCCATCTGGCCCTTACTGCAAGATTGGTGACTTTATTTTAGTTAGACCCCATGCAGGAACCCGACTAGTAATCCACGGCAAAGAGTTTCGTGTAATTAACGATGACTCCGTTGAGGGTGTAGTTGAAGATCCACGCGGTATCCGCCGCAAATAAGGAGCGAATATGGATGAATTTAAATTTCCTGATGAACAGGAAGAAGAAAAGATTATTGTTGAGGTAGAGGATAGTACGCCTGAACAAGATCGCAATAAACCCCCTTTGCCTGAGAAAATCAGAGAAGAGCTTTATAGCGACGAGCTTGAAGATTACTCTACAAAGGTAAAGAAGAAGCTTGTTCAAATGAAGAAGCTGGCGCACGATGAGCGCCGTGAGAAAGAAGCGGCTTTGCGTGAGCAAAACGAGACTGTTGAGTTTGCTAAACGACTGATGGAAGAGAACAAAAAGCTCAAATCCACCCTGTCAAATAGCGAGAAAAACGTCCTTACTTCAGTCACCAGAGCAGTGGAAATGGAGATGGAAGCGGCCAAAAAAGCCTATCGGGAAGCCTATGATTCAGGCGATACCGACAAGGTAATGGAGGCCCAGGAACGTCTTACAGCCGCAACACTTAAGGCTGATAAGGTCAAAAACTTCCGTCCAGCCCCTGCCGAACGTGAACAAAATGTGGTACAAACGCCTCAACCACGGATCGAAAGACCTCGTGAGGATCCATCAGCGGTAGCCTGGCAACAGGATAATCCCTGGTTTGGGGATGATGAAGAGATGACAAGTCTGGCTTTAGGGCTTCACACTAAGCTCCAGCGCGAGGGTGTTAGAGTTTCATCACAAGAGTACTATGATAGGATCAATAGAACAATCCGACAGCGGTTCCCAGAGAAATTTGGAGAAGCAGAGGAACAAGATGACCGGCCTAGCCGGAGAAGCTCGGTGGTAGCACCGGCTACAAGGACTACGTCCTCAAAACGGGTTAAGTTAACCACTGGTGAACTCAATCTGGCAAAGAAATTTAACCTAACTCCAGAGCAATTTGCTGTGGAGAAAATCAAATTGGAGGCCTAAAAATGGCTGAAAACAGAAAACCGCGTGAGCTTGAGGATCGTTTGATGGCTGAGCGCCCTAAGCAGTGGGCTCCGGCAGAATTACTTCCTGAACCAGACAAGCAGCCCGGGTACAAATATCGTTGGGTGCGTGTTTCAACTTTGAATACAGCTGACCCCCGTAATCTCTCGGCCAAACTCCGTGAGCATTGGGAGCCAGTTACAGTTGATGAACAACCCAAATTCCGACTGTTAGCCGACCCCAATAGTCGCTTTAAAGAGAATATTGAGATTGGCGGGTTATTGCTTTGCAAGACTCCTGAAGAGTTTGTTGAACAACGTAATGCTTACTTTAATCGACATACAGTAGCTCAGATGGAAGCTGTAGACAATACCCTTATGCGTCAAAGCGATGCGCGGATGCCGCTCTTTAAAGAGAGCAAGTCTTCGAGTAGCTTTGGAAAAGGTATTTAATTTTTAGGAGTCCTTTATGGCTTATCCGGTTATTAGCGCCCCTTACGGGCTAAAGCCGATCAACTTGATCGGAGGTCAGGTATTTGCGGGTTC